CCTGCTTCTCCCTGAATACCTTGTACACCCGGATCGCCCTGGATGCCCTGCGGGCCTTGGGCGCCAGTGTCTCCTTGGACTCCTTGAATGCCCTGAATACCCTGTTCGCCCTGGATGCCCTGTGCACCAGTATCACCTTTGTCACCACGTGGGCCAACGATAGGACCAATATCACCCCAACTGTTTAGTGTGCTGTTCCAGAACCATAAGTTACCTGTGGTGTTAACAATATACGCTTCGCCCGCATTGGCAGAGATTGGTAGATTTTCCGGGGCAGCTACGTTGCCTTTTAGTGTAACGCTGATGCCTTGATCGCCACGGTCTCCTTTGATACCTTGTATGCCTTGGATGCCCTGTGGTCCGACGTTACCTTGTATTCCCTGAATGCCCTGTGGTCCAACATTACCTTGTATGCCCTGAATGCCCTGCTGGCCCTGTAGACCAATGTTACCTTGGATACCTTGTGGTCCTGTTAAACCAACATTACCTTGTGGACCATGCGGGCCTGTAGCTCCTGTAGCTCCAATATTGCCCTGTATACCTTGAGGCCCAGTTGGACCAATTGGGCCCTGTACATATCCAGTATTAATAACATGAGTGTTACTTAGCGTCACAAACAGATTACCGTCCTGTACATAGGAATTAGTAATGCTAACACCTTGTGGACCGGCATTTCCCTGTGGCCCAGCTGGGCCAGCTGATACGTTAGCAATGAGATTTTCTACGTGCTCTTGGCTTGCTAGAATAGCGTATCCACTAACCGTAGAATTGTCATGTACATGAATCTGCTTAGTATCAGTGTTAATTGTCATCTCGCCCAATGGGCCGATGTAATTAGAAATCTGTGCGGTGTTTCCGCGTTTTAATAGGATGTGCCCTACGTTTGCATAAGTTGCCATTAAATTACTCCACCATCAAATATAACTTCACTTCCGTCACTAGCAGAGTCTGCGTAATACGCTGGTAACACTTGTAGATCTAACGGAACTCCATGGTTGTCGTCGATATAGACTGGACGTTCCGAGTTGTCGCTTTGTTTAATTGTTTTAAATGTTAGTTTATAAAAGCGTTGCTCTAATGCATTGATTGTTGCTCTATCAATTACAAAAGTACCTATTCCTTTGGTAATGTCTGCAAAAGTAACAGCGTAGCTTTCTACAGTAACTCCGTTGGTTGGGTCCTGTATGGAGGCCTGCATGATGTAGCCAGTTAAGTTTACCTTTTTCTGGTCTTGATTTAGAACTAATATCTGTAGTGGGTTATCAATTCCTTGATAAACTTTTATTGGACGGCTGTACACAACTCTGTTCCTTGTAGTGAATATAGTGGTGTCCAAAATTTGGACCTCCACTGTGTTTGGGTATAAATATGATTTGATAGTCTGCATTTTGATTATCTTTAAACATATTTATTGAAAACCGTGGAAGATCACTACAAGCAACTATTATCCAAATACCCCTTTATTAGCTATGTTACCTATGGCGGTAATGACTATATTGGAATAATTCAAAACTTTGACGAAGTAATAACAACAATTTATGACTTTGGTCAGCTAAAGGACGACTCTGTTAAGAAGGCGTTCTTAGAGCTAGGGGAAACGTGGTGGTGGGAAAGTAACCGTTTAATCCCGATTAATGTGTTTTTAAAACAGGATTGGGCCGTGTTTAAAGTATGCTTACGCACTATGAACAGCAAGGACGTAGAAATAAAAATGGGGCCCTACGTTAGCCTCAAAGAAATGGCCACTAAACGTAGCAAACGTAAATCAATTACCCTTGTTAGACGCTTGGGTTAAAAGGTTCATATGGACTACAACTAAATGGCTGTAGGCAACACTATGCGAACGTTTGAATGCGTATGCCCCATTGGCGTCAGGTTCCCAAACTGTTTCTGCTACCTCTTTCCAAGTTTTTCCAATTAAGTGCCTTTTAGCAGGGCGAATTACACTCAAAAACATTGCCATACGTGGTATACTGTTGACAGCTTCGGGCATCTTAATCAACGTGTCGTAGTGATTACCGATGTGAATTAACTTAGCACAAAACTCAGGATCATACAATTTCGCCCAATCTGGGTCTTGATCAATTAGTTCCTGTAGATGCTGCTCGCTTTGCACCTGCGAATACAAAGATACATTAAGAAAGTCCAACTTGGTGTAGCCGCGTTCTTCAGCAACATGATAATCTAAACTAGCAATGCCACTAAAAGGATCTTCGGGGATTCTCGTAACATAGACACCTGTATTGTGTTTTACTAATTTTCCATCACGAATAATGCCAGCCGGAGTGTGCTCTAGCAATTTTAATGCAATGTCTCTGTTTCCAAAGTCGATATCAATATCACTGTTAAATTTCATGACCATCTCAATGTAAATAGTGTGGCAAAAGTTTCTGCATGATCAAAGAATCGAAAATGCAATTCTTTACGCTGCGTACTAAATGCCCAATCGTAATCCTTGTCACGTACTAGCCCTTGATCCCGACACCAGTAGCTCATTTCAATACCGCGCATAGTGGAATCGCGACGTTCACATGGAATAACTATCAGTTTCATAGTCCGGCTGTCTCTGCTATGCCTTTTATCCAGGCCACATCGTTGGGATATTCTTTAAACTTGCGTTGCCATGTTGTGGGCTCAATATAATCCCATATCATCGACGTTTGGGTTTCATTGAGTTGATCAAGAAAGTTAATACCGCTGGAACAATTGTATACAACCCAAGGACTAACCCTACCGGTACTAATATGATGACAGATCCTATTAGCATTGCCGTATCTAAAGTAGTCTGTAAAGCCGTTTTTAAGTTCTGGATGATCGTCTGCATAGTTTTGCATCTCTTTTAGTGCACGTTCAAATGCATCTTGAACTGCTTCTTTTTGTAAATATGGGTGCAACCATTCGATGTATAAACTGTCCTTGCACCAGTAGTCTAGTTTCTTGTTATTTTTTAGTAACCACTCAGTGAAATTTATAAAGTTAATGCATCTAATGTCAACACAGTATCTTCCAAATTTAACAAAGGCGGTGTAATAAGATCCGCTGGCAAAATCTTCATATGTCTTTGGTTTAGTAGATGATTGCGTTAGTTCATAAAATCGCAAATATGCCCTAAAGCCAAATTGTACACCAGTTTCGTGCTGTTGCTGGTGTCTACGTTTTTGCTCGCAAACATGCGAAGTCAGAGTAGACTCTTTTACAAATTCTTTATTACAGTATCGGCACTTGTGTTTCATATCAAATTATTCGTAGTCAAGTAGTGTAACAAATAGTTGTTGAGATGTACATAGTATTCCCCATCATAATGCTTGGCATGTGGCGGCCATTGGTTTTCAGATTCTGCCCATGTTGCACCATGTTCCGACAAGAACAAATTGGATATAAACTTATCCAATGGCACAATGCGTGGGTTACGTTCAATCATTGTACGGTACTTGGGACTAACTGTGTCAAAGTACTTGCCGTAATTGGTCTCACATGCATTGTAGATTAGATACTTGATGTTTTTGCTGTCTAGATATGCAGTAAACATAACTAGATCGCACATCTGCTGATCAATACACTTCATCGATACTTCATACTGGTACCTTGTGCCAATGTACTTGTCTATGTCATGGTTGTCTGTGCCCGATATAAAGACTGCACCGGCGGGAATATATCCGCTTTGTGTGCCTTGTCTGCGATAGTTAACCCAGTTGTCAACGCCCAGCTCGGGCTCAATAAAAGGAGATTCAAATCTATCCCAAAATGATAAACTCAATAGCACAAAGTCTGCGCCGTGTTCTTCTATGTATTCTAGTGTGGTTCTAATTAATTGCCTGTTGCTACGCCCACCTTTGGCTAGATCGAAAAACTCGTTATAGCCTAGATTTCTAACTAAATGTTTTACAAGATAATAGTTAGCTGCATAGCTACAGCCATTTAACACAAACTTCATAGATATTCTTTGATCTTCTTATCTTCCCACCCGTGCTGTCTAGCCAGTTGTTTAATATCATCTAAGGTGTTAATCTCAGACATTAACTCAATCTCGTCCATCTTGGCATGTGGATACAATTCAACCAATAATGCTTCGGTTTTGTTTTTAGGACCAGCTTTTTTCTTGCCAGCAAGCCATTTGTATCGTTGCTTGCCCATGCCCGGACTCACTGTAGTCGCCAACAGCCACTGAAACTTCTTGTGCTTGGCTGTACTGATATCAAAGAAGTTTTTGTTTAGTCTTTCATTGCAACTGGCCAGATAATATGCTTCCATTTCACTTGAGCCAATGGTACTAGCAGACCATCTAATCATCAAGTAAGGGCTAAACTTTTTCTTCTCGTCGTCTGTTAACTCATCAAAGAAGTCTCTGTTCTTTAAATTGAGTTGAGTCATTTCATAGTCGATATGTAACTTATCTGTCATACTGGGTGCCACATTATTTCATTTTGTTCTTGTTCAAGCAGCTTGTAGAAAATTATAACACGCTCTAATTCCTCTGCCAAGCCTTTATGGGTCATTGCTTTACGACGAATGTTACCCCAAAGTTTGTCCTCTTGGATCTGATCCAGTTTACTACGTGCTTTGTAGGTCTCACCAATTAGTACACGCTCATTGGTGCCTGCTTCTCTAGCATAGGTAGTTTCTCCGCCATCAGGGCTTTCGTAAATGTAGGTGACGCCCGGTTTAAGTTGTCCCATATGTGTACCCATATTGTGTATGCGCCCAACGCAAGAAACGCTCTAGTCCTTCCTTGTCGTCTGGGTAACTTTCTAAATAGATTCGTGCAAGTCTATTAATAGTTTCGAAAATTTGTGGTTCTGTATAATTGCCCATATTACCAACACTTTGAATAATCTACCACTTCGCTTTGTCTGCTGATATCTTTGATAAAATATGCACACAGAGGTTCGCTTCCTTCTGTTAGTGGCACTGCTAGCATTTGACCCGGTTTTAGCTTGGGAAAGTACCATTTGACATCTTGATATATATCAACAATTTCGACGGGCTTAAACTCGGGTTTAAAGCTGGTTAAGGGGTTAAAACAGAATACACTAAAGCCCCTATCATTGATACTAGTTAAAGGTACTACTTCCAAGTCTCCAAAATCCGGTTCCCCGATTAGCAGTTGCCAATCAACTGGCATACGTATAACACTTTCGCCTATGCGTAAAACTAATGCAGGACTATTAAAACTCTCTAGAAAGATTAGCGGAATATAAAAGTAATCCGGATCCTTTGGGTCACTATTGTCTAATACACAAAATCTTACTTCATCAATCTCATCAGGGATTTGATCCATTTCGTAGCTTGTGTTGTCTAATGTTAATATTCTCATGTTTTCCTTTTATGATTCCCAACGTAGCCGAAACATAGTCAGCTCTGCTTCTGTTTTAAATGCATATCTTCTGATTGCAACTTTCTTACCGCATTGGTGTGCTAAACACCAATCAGTCATATTATCGTCTTCGTCCCAATCGGTAGAAACTGTTACTATGATATTACCAAGTGCGGTAATTTCCTTAGATGTAATCTTCATTGCCAATCTATCTTTTCAATTGAATAAGGATAGTTAGCTTCGTTGTAGAATTGTTTACGCTTAGTTAAATGTCGTTTAGCAAACTTACACGAGCTAGTAATATCCCAGATCTGTACAAAATCCTTGTCTTCGGCTTTTCGTATCCCTCGTCCAATGGATTGAATGACACGCACGAAGCTCTTTCCGGGTTCAATAAGGACCAAGTTGAATATACGGGGAATATTAATACCCACAGCAGCAACGCCATAGGTTGCAATAATAATCTTGTTAGTTGCTGTAGCCACATCGTCGTATTCTTCCTTGCGGTCTGTTGCCTTAGTTGCTCCGCTGACAAACGCTACATCCGGTTTATCACTTAGCAAACTAAACAAGGTACTGAGTTCAGCTTGCAATATTTTACCAGTTTCGATCCTGTCAACTAAGATCAATGTGTTGCCACCTTCTTTGATCTTTTCAACTAGCCTTGCAAGATATGCAATGCGTGACACTGTAGTAGTTAGATACTTCAACTCACTTTGGTAATCCTTGTACTCAACGTGGTCTTTAAGCTGTACTATATTTACATGGCATTTGGCCAAGTGGCCTGCTTCTTGAAGTTCGCTAGCAGACAGTTGACCAACTACTGGTCCGAGACTACAGAAAATGCTGACTTTTGCATGTTCTTCCTTTGGAACTGTACCTGTAAGACCCCAACGTAACGGCACTCGTGCAAATACACTAGTTAATAGAGTTTTTAATGCATCGGCTTTGGCCATGTGCACTTCGTCTACCATGATTAAAGATACGCCATCTACTAGATCGTCAATGATATAGTCTGTAGGATCTTTAATAAGACGTAGGCTGGCTGGCTCATTTTCACTATTACGACCTTCGCTGTTCTTTAGCAAGATATTAAGGCTTTGCCATGTGCAGATAGTGTGCTGTCTACCCACTTCTTTACGATCGCCAAAGTAAACGCCAACGTCTAATCCCAAGTTTTTATAGTCGGCTTCAGTTTGTGTAACAAGGCTCTTGTTTGGAACAATAACAACGCTGCGACCGTACTTCTCTGCCATCAATGATAGCGCCGCTGTCATAATTGTTTTGCCGGCGCCTGTGGCAACTTCTTGAAGTGATTGCGGGTTCTGTAAAAAGTTGTTTATAATTTCAACTTGGTAATCTCTAAATAATACCGGCTTACCTGCTTCCGGATGCCCTGTGGGCCATAACTTATGCGCGAATGTGTCTTCTTTAAACTCGTTAAACTCTATTTTAGTAGTATAGTCTCTAAGATCTTCTATTTCTATACTGTAACCATCACCGTCTATAATTGGTAGAATGTCGGGTAGTAAATTAATATAACTGCTACCACCCAAACTAAAGAAACTTACTTTACCGTCCCATCTGCCTAATCTAACTGCTGGTTGATATTTTGCACCAGGTATTTCATATTTGAAACGGTCTACAAGTTTCTTTCTAGTTCCTAATTCTAAGCCTTCTATTTTTACGTTGACTTCATCTTTAATTATTAGTTTTGCTTGCAAGAGGTCGTACCTTTATATTATTTCTATTAGCTGTATTGTATACTTCAGCAGCAACATATACAAACTTTTCGGCACATTGCAACATACGCTGTTTATCTCCGCTAAACACCATTCCTGCACTACTGACAATTAGAGGAATACGATTCATATTTTTAATTGTGGTTGCTGTATAGATAAATTCTGTGCCAGCAGGAATACTAACATTCTTTTGATGCCCAACATTAAAAATAATGCTGTTGGGCCTATGTTCTGTAAGTTTATTTAACAAACGACCGCTGAGATCTGGTTCATAGATAATAACAGGCAAGCGGTCAGACTTTTCTGCATACTCAATGACACTTTCAAAGTCGTCAGTGGTAAGCAGTGTAGATGGGTTGATTTTAAGTTCACGATTGCTAACTAGATTATAAAATCTGTGTCCGTATGCACTCGTGATGGCACTAGCAAGGTCTTTTTCAATAGAATAGCCCAATACTGGCGCCATATCAGCTAGTTTAAGCGCATTATCTGCACCGAATCCGCCTAGATTATTCTCGATGTAGTCTATTAGCGAACGCTCTGCATTACGGATGTATAAACCCTCATTGTTGATGCATAGTTCAATTGCAAAGTCTGTTTTCTCTGCTTCTAAAATCTTGTTCATTAACACCGTAACATTGCTGTCAATTTCAAATTGATTAACTTCGGCCCAGGCCACTAACCAGCTGAGATTGAATTCGGTCAAGGCTATGCGCCAGAATTTACAATCCTTATCCCATTTGGCATTGCCTTGACTCAGTTTAACGAAACCTTTAATTGAATCGATCAGTTGATTGTTAAAAGGAAACCGAACAATAATGCTGTCGTTTTCAATAGACAACCGCTTGCTGTAATCCATCTTGCGTAAGGGCACACGCCACACAGGACCCGATTCAATGGGCGATACGTCAATGCCCTTGGCAGCAAACTGGCGTTGATATTTGAGAATAATCTTTACTAGCAATTCACCTTGACGTTCGGTTAGTGCTTGCTTTGTGATAATTTGATCTGTCATGCTGGTTAATACACTGACATCGTACCTTGCTAGACTAATAATAGGATCAAAGGACCATAGCCACGTTACATTGGGATCAACTTTAAGTGTAACTGGATCGCGGTATCCAGCCAAGACTTCAACATACTCTTCAACGTATTCAAATTTATTCATGTCACTATTTTAACACATTTACTTGTTCACGTCAAAAGAAAAAAACCCCGACTGCGAACAGCCGGGGCAAAAGGTTACGGACTTACAGGAGCTAGAAAACAATGGCCGTAACCGAAAACTTATTCTTTCTCTTGTTCAGGTGCTAGACCGTTGCTGCGTACATCACGCACAGCTTCCACGTCTTGCATTTGACGGCGTTCTTGCACTGTATAACTACCGTCTTCGCCTTTGCGAATATGACGAGGATTGCCGCAAAGTCCACACTTTGGGTTACCACAGTCCATAGCATGATGCTTGGCTAGTCGATGTGGCTCACGATCAAGTTTTGGATTATAACTACTTGAAGACTTGGCAATCTTTAATTGGCGTGCAATATGCACATCAGTTTTGTGTCGGCGACGGGAATTTAAAAATTTAGCTGTTTCGTTACTCATACAAATATTTAATAGTTAGTTACTTTACCGTTTAATTTCTTAGACAGTGCAGTACGTTTTTCTTTTTGTTTCTTGGCCTTTGTGTTCTCTGGTCTGTCTTCGCAGTTAAACAGATCACACATCTCCTCGGGCTCTCGTTGTTGCTTGTGTATTCGACACCAACCATTGTCTGCATAGACTCCATCCTTGTCCGGATTAAAGTCAAAGTGCACACAAAAGTCACAGCATACGAATGCCGGGTCTCCACAAGATTTGCACAGCTTCATTCCCAGACAGTCCTCATGTTAAGCCAATGTGCTAACGGACGATAAACCAATGGCAGAGCAAGTGCAGTTAACCACGCAAACTGTAACAGCAAGGTATAGTCGTCTGTTAAAACAAATACATCAACTATACCAGCTGTTAAGTATAGGACACTGGCCCAAAACAGCCAGTATCCCCCTGTACGTTGCCAAAGCAAACGTTTCACCATGTTATTTGCCCACGTTAACAAACGGTGTGCTGTTACCAAGCATAGTGTTAGGCAGTTGGCCATTCCACTTTTCAATTGCCTGCAACTGAACATATGCTGCACCACCCTGGCTTTGAATAGCACTTGCTTGGATAGAAATAGCTTTGGCTTCGCCCTCGGCTTGTGCTATACGACTTGCGGCTTCGACTTTGATACGTTGCAGATCTTGATCGGCTTTGAGCTTTTGCTGTTCAGCAATCACTTTAGCTTCAATAGAATCCTGGTATGCCTTAGAGAAGCCAAAGTTCACCAAGCTGATGTTATTGACAATCAAATCAAATGGTGCCAGCTTTTCGCTAAGACGTGCAACAATTTCAGTGTTAACTTCATCGCGTTTGGTAATCAGTTCTTCACTGGTAAAGTGACCGACTACTGACTTAAACGCTTCGTTAATAGCTGGACCAAGAACTTTGCTGTCTACGTCAAGACCAAACTCTTTGTAGATGTAAGGCACTTTGCTTGGACTCATGCGGTAGTTAACCACAATGTCTGTATGCACTTGTTGAATGTTACGTGTACCTGCACTTGCGCCATCAAAGTTGGCTTTTTGCAAACGCACATCAACATATTTGACGTTGCTAATTGGATTAACAAACTGAGCGCCTTCGGGCAAAGCTGTTTGATTTACAGTGCCTAGAGTCACTTGTACACCTACGTGGCCCGCGGGCACCACAGTAAAGGATTCAAGTGCCAGTACCACGGCCACTAAGCCCAGGCCAGCAAGTGCGCCTGCAGAAGCTCGATTGATCATTACCTTAGCAGCAATGGTCATTGCAATTGCTGCAATAATTGAAACGGAAATTAAAAACATGTTAGTCTTTCTTAAAAGTTTTACCAAGATTGTAACCTGCGTAAATGGCCAATCCAATTACGCAAATTACGCCAACTACGAGAAGTGCTTCGATTACGATCATCGCACGCCTTCGTCCTTGCGAATCATGTCTGCTACTGCGGCATTGTAGATTCGAGTGTAAACACCGTTGAACACACGCTTGACCAGGGTTTCAATACCGTTGATGATATCACCACACAGGTTCTCAATCAAGCTAAAGGGCCAGATAATGATCCATGCTGTGATAGTGTCCAACATCTTGCTTGGGTGGAATCGTTGAATACCGAGGTCCATCCAATCAGTTTTCATGCCAGCATACTCTTCAGCCTTAGCAGTAATGAATCGTTTGTAGCGGTAGAAGCTCCAGACGAGACCAAAGCACAAATAGCCAACTGATGCAATAGCAATTCTTTGTAACGGTACCTCAAAGTAGAAGTATGCACTTACACCTGCTACCAATGCCCAAAACACTGCCCAACCACGGGACTCGCCGTGTTCGCACCAGATGCCCAAGATACACAATACTAGAATTGCGGGCCAAGTTGCAAGGAAGGCCAACCCAAACAAAATACTTTCAATCATGTTACTTTCTCCTTAATCCCAAGAGCTTGATGAGCTGCTGTCGCTGCTGCTCCAGCTAGAACCACTGTCGCTGCTTGAACTAGACCAGCTTGAGCTTGAGCTGCTTGAGCTAGAGTCACTGTCCCAGCTAGAGCTACGTGAGCTAGAACGGCTTGGTGTGTCGTCCCATGAGCTAGACTTGCTAGGTGTAGTGTCAATGTCATCCCAGCTTGAGCGTGGTGCCTTGGCAGGTGTTTCGACTTCACGCACAGTTTCGCGGATCACCGTAGTGTTATGATCGTGGTGCGAGCCACTCAGCATGTTACCAATCAACACACCAGTCAGCATGTCGTTGCTGCCCGAGTTAGTATGCACAACCGTAGTAGTCGGCGCTGGTGCCGGGGTGCCGACGTTGTATGTTGCACGGAGTTGGGCTTGACGTGCTGCTGCTTCTGCTGCCTCTGCGCGAGCTTGTGCCTCACGCAATTCTGCCGCTTGCTTGGCCGCTGCCTGTTCTTCTTTGAACCGCTTGACCGATTTCAACTTGTCAGGGTTAGCTGAGTCAAAGCGTTCATGTCCGTAATTAGGATGTGCCTTCAATGCAGCTTCTTTGGCATTCTGCTCGGCAATTTCCTTTGCAGCTTGTTCAGCTTCTTGGCGTCGACGTTCTGCATTACGAGCACGGCGTTCCTCGTCTTCTTTGCGAATACGTTCGAGATTGGCTGCATTTTCAGCTTCCTCTTCGCGTTTAATCTTGGCCTGTCCGTATGCGAACCAGATAGCAAAGCCAGACACAGCCAATACTAAAAGAATCATCACGTTTCGGGCGGTGTGACTTTCCTCAATTGCTTCAATCTTCTTAGTTTGCGGAGTAATTGCATCCTTCAAACTTTGCACACTTGACTCTGGCGCAAAGTCCAGCGTTGGGTTCAAGCCTGTTGCAATGTTAAGGGCCTTTTGTGCTTTCTCTTGATTGCCCAAGCCTGCTTGTGCTTGTGCCATTGCGTAAAACGCCTTAGCTGACTTGGGGTGGTTTTGGATAATTACTTCCAAGCCCTGAGCTGCTGCTGCGTATTGATGCTGTTGGATCAGTCCTTGGATCTGATCAAATGTTGCTTCGGCTTGGGCAGCGATTGCCATAAGACCGAATGCAACTGCTACCATAATGCGTTTAAACATTTACTAACTCCTTTGTTGAAAACTAAATTATAACACCATTTTGGGCTATTTGCAATTATTTGCAAATTTCCGTAATTTCTGTGGCGTTTTTCCCACTAGATGAGTATGCAATACGGCACTGAGTACTACTGTATTTGTGTACAGCATCGCCCACTGCTACACTACCCATAACTACTGCAAAGCAGATGCAGATCCATTTAACTTCCATAGATTACTCCTTGATTCCTAGTAGTTTTTTGTCTTCGTTAGATAACTTGGACAGTGCTTTTTCTTTTGTCTCAGCCACTGCTTTTTCTGCCTGCAACTTTTCAATCTCTTGTGTGATTACAGTGCTGCGACGAAAAACTGTTGTCTTACCACTCTGCTCATTGTAGTTTTGAGTAACCGTATTGGTATTACCGCACTTGGCGATATAGAAACTCTTGATTTGATAACCACGATCAACATACTTGACTTCGCAGCCTTCGTATACACCGACAAAGTTGATGTCGGGATTGGTCAGCATCTCTTTGGCTTGCTCGTCTGTGCGGGCGCCACACCCTGTTAACAATGCCGAAGCTGCTAATAATGCTGCACAAATTGCCAAGCCCGATTTATTCAATGTTTTCATTTGTATTCTTTCTGTAATGTGTCAAAAGTTGTTTCCATATCTTGTTCATAGTCCTTTGCTCTACTCCAGCATCCCCAAAGAAATATTGGGCCAAAGAAACACAGTGAAAACAAGGATCCAAAAATAAAGCCGTTGAGTCCGCCCTTGTTTATTCCTGCCAAGCCGCTAACTAGCACATAGATGCCCAGCATGCCCCACCCAGGATGATGCCCATAACCTTCTAGGTATCCTGCACCCATCCATATACGCTTAAACAGTTTCATGTCGCATCAACTCCGCTTTTTTAATGTCGTCCCACTCTGCAATAAATGCATCGTCAGCAGCTTTAACTACAGGATCTTCCCAATGGAATTTGTGACTCATTGAAAAGTCCGGAACCCACGTATTACCAAGTTTTGCCCACATCTTTTGTTTTTCAACTTCTAGTCGGCGTTGGTCAATTTCGGCCTCAATCAGTGGCCAATCGCTTATATAAAAGCGATAATCAAAAGAAGCGCAATGTATCATTGGATACTGTCCTTCTTCTTGACGATGATTCCCGTAACGATGCCAACGGGTACTACAGACGTTTTCCCATGGGCCATAATATGAGCCACCTCCGCCCGTGCCAGTGTAGGTTAGTGTACGACCCATTGGGCGACTAACAAAGTCATTGCACTCGGTTGCCCAACGCATCCACACGCGACCAGTAAAGCCAGGGTAGCCGTTAGGCGCTCCCCGTTCTGTATTGTACCCACCCCAGTTGCCCATCCCGTTAATCGGGTGGCTGTGACTGTTGCTGACCATCTCACTAAATTTCACATCCCAAGCAAATCCAACTACCTTGAGATACTCAGGTGGCAAACGCTTGCGTCGACGATCACGCGGTTGCTTTACATTGTCGTGAGTTTCACACATGGCAATGCAACAACGAGCCAAGTCGTCAAGATCTGTTGGCTCACCGTAATGTGCCAGGATACGATCTTTTATACCTTGTAAGTGATTCATTTTATTTAAAATTTTTAGGACAATGTATATCCCAGATTGCCTCTGCGGCAGCTGGATAGCGTTTCTTCATCCAATTATACTTGGAAAGTAATTTTGCTTCTGCTGCTCGCCCACGCACCCACACAGTATGATCATCACTGTAATCGTAGTACCAGTCATGCTCTTTGCACATCTGTTCAAACATTTCGAGGGCAAACGTTTCCAATTCCCAACAGGCTTCGCTGTAGTACTTTTTACGTACTTCGCCTTTGTCATGCTTCCACACTGTGATGTAAACTTGCGGATCTGCGTGTGCAATGCACAACGATTTAGCATAATCGTTTAGGTGTGAGGGGTACTTGACCTCGGCTGGGTGATCAACAACGGTACCATCTAGACGTTCAACATACATATTGTAGCTCATACGTGACCTTTCCCAACAACTTCTTCACCTTTGACACGAAGCAGCAAGTTTTCATTACGACAATCTTGTTCCTTGCGGGCACGTTTCTTGTCGTCACTGACTTTGTTGATCATGTCGTAGCCACGGGCCCATTCGATGCCTGTGATCCACACTTGCAACTGATCGATGGTTCCGCTAAACAACATAGCGTCACGGGCGTAAACAGGCAGTTCTTCATCGCGGGGATATACTGCAACGCGGTCGCCAAACTCGCCGCCGCCCCACTGGCCATTATGTTTGTCGTAGCCCCACCGCATACCCATCTTGTGTATTGTTTCTTCAAGACGTTTAACTTTGAGAACTAAATCGTACCCTGCCATGTGTTACTCCTTTGGCGAATTATAACACATTAGCCCATTTTGCCCCAGGTAACTATTAAGCGCCAGCATACCAATTGGTATGCTTTTAGTCCATCTAGATTACGCACTGTACGTACAGCAAAGAAATCGGTATTGCACTCATTTTTATGAGTCAATGTGTCCCAACAAGCATCACCCCAGTGGAACATAAACAAGTACTGCCCAAGTTGGAATGCACGGGGATGGCCTTTGCTAGAATAGATTCCGTAGTGAGTTTTAGCATCATCGTGTGTCATTATCGTATCCTAAAAGTTCTTACTTTGGTACCATTGGGCATGGTGTGATCGTCCCAATCCATTTCAACTTCGCATTCTCCATCATCTTCGTCGATTTCAACTTCTAACTTACGAGCTTTTTTTCCGGGTTTTGTTAACCCCAGTAGCTCCTTGGCTTCGTCGCTGAGACTTGCAAGTGCTTCGGCCTTAACACGTTCACGGCGTTCGGCTTCAGCAATACGTGCTTGTTCACGAGCATCGTCTTCTTTGTGTTTCTTCCACCAGGTCCGAACTTCGTCGTCCTTAAGAATCAAAAGGTCTTCGACGCCATTGGCTTCTAGCTCATTCATTGCTTTGCAAGCAATACGGGCCAACATGTCAGCTTGCTTTTTCAGTTCACGAATTTTTCGTTCGCTGCTGCCGCTGTTCCAACTATCATCATAACTCTGGCAAGGCATTGTTAATCCTTAGTAGTCGACACAAACTGACGTTCAGCACACATAGTTTCAAATGTGTCCCATAGTTGATTAAACTTAAACTCGTAAACTGCTGCTAGTGCAGCAAAGTCCGCAACTGTAGCATCCTTGTTTGATAACAATTTAATGTCATCGGTCACTTTCCAGCAGTCTAGTATCTGTTGTTCTAACTCAAATCGGTCTGTCATAAAATTCCTTAAGGCTCAACTACAAATGAAGTTACATCAACTCTGCCGATGTTTTCAAAATAACCAGCGGCCGGGTTGCTCTGTTTGACAGTTTGATCACCGTCGACTGCAAATTCAATTGAGAACTCTGGGTTACGCTTGTCGTTTTCTTTTTCCCAAATTGATTTGGCAATCCAAGCTAAAGCAGGATCCACAAATACCCATATGACTTCGCCGCGGCCTTCGGCGTGACCGAAGCTATCACCAGTACTATATGTCATTGACAATACATAGACAGTATCTCCTGCTTTGACAGGAACTAAACAGCCGAGTTGTTCTTCGTCCATGCGTTTCTGACTAGTCAAGCTAACTCCGGTAACATTAAAGTCGTATGATTCTCTCCACTCGCCGTACTCTTTGCCATCACGATAACTGTCAACGCATGTTTCGTAATACTGTACAAACAAATCCATTTTATTTCCTTATCGGAGGGGTCTTATTGACGTTGCCCCTACGCACACTGCGGGGTTACTCTTCTTCCAATTGATCTGCTAGGTCTGCAATGCACTCAACGGTTTGCTCAAATGCAATTTTGAATTCAGGAGGGCATACATTCAATACCTCTTGAACCAACGCTGCCGCTTGCGCCAACTTACCGATTTGTTCGTACTTGTCCATGATGATACCCGTTAAATCCAATTACGTCTTCAAACAAGGCCAGCAAGTCTTCATTGGACATTTGCTCTAGTTTTGCAACAGGAAACTCTTCGCCGTAACTGTCACAGATGATGCCATTGTAGGCACACTCTTGTAAACGAGCAATGACTAAATTACGCATTACTTGGCTCCCATATAAAATTGTGTGCCGCAATCGGGACATTCATGTGGATGTGCTTCATCAAAGAACTCATCACACCCCTCCATTCCCTCAGCCACATACAATTCGCCACCGTTGGGACTGGGGTCACCGGGTTTTACGTTTTGCTTACCGCAATTTGGACAGTACATTTTTAATCCTTGCTTTGTGGAACTGCAACTATAACACAATGTTCATTTCGTGGAAGAAATTCTTCACATTTTTCTTTGAGTTCTTTGTATTGGTGCGTTGGTTTGCTAGTATTAACTACAACCACACAAAATGCCAGCATCACAACTGCTCCGAGTAATATTTTACCCATAATCAACCTTCTTCGATTTGATCACCAATGTCTGCAAGACGATCTGGCATATCCTCCAAGCATTCTGCAATATCTGGAGTACACGCATTCAACACTTGCTGAATCAGCATTGCTGCCTCTGCCAACTTACCAATTTGTTCAAACTTGTCCATATTATAACTCCAAAATCTTTATTATGTGTGGCAATGCCAGGAGAAAGTTGACCAATGATGCTACAACGTTTACGTACCAGCCTGTGGACCAACTCTTAAAACGTGACAGCACAGAAAAATTAATGCCAGCACATATTAAGTTTATGGTCCACATCTTTGCGTTAGGCCTTCATGCAAGTAGTTGCTGCCATACGCTGCCAAGAATCCGGAAAGCTCTTACGTAGTTGTGCAACTTTGATAGCCATACGCAAGCTCATTTCACGCAGCTTGGCTTGATTGGTTTCCATGAATCCAATGATTTCATCTTGTGCAATTTCCTCGAGATCCATGTCAGCAAACAATGCACCGTCTTTGGCAATCTGTTTGATACGCAGGATCTTGTCACGCATGGTGTCCAAGGTCAGATCCAAGTAGTGACAACGACTTTGCAGTGCTTCGAGATGGTCCTTGAGCTTTTGACTCTTCATGTTGTCAAATTTGATGTTGGTGATAAAAATCACGCTGCCATTAAATTCAAACTGTGTCGGGATACCTTCGCGGCGCAACATATGCGAATCGCTCAGCCAACTAATCTTACGTTTCTTACCTGAGTCCAGTGCACCTTTGAGCAAGTTCAAGGACACATCGTCGAGCAGGATGCTGTCGCAGTCATCAAACACAATAACACAGTTCGAATCACTGTACTTGTAAAGCGTTTGGTACAGGCCAATTGGAGTCGCTGCACCTTTAACTACTTCAGCGCGAAGACGTTTGCCTGCAATTTGATCAAACAAACAGGCCTTGTCAATGATGGTTTCGACGCCGTAGCTTTTACCAACACCCGGGGGGCCGCTGACAATCATGGCACGGATGTCACCATTGGTTGCTGCCTTGGTCATTTCGTCAAGGATTTCGAAACGGCTGCGAATGCGTTCAATAACTTGTTCGTCTGTTTCAATATTTTTATCTGCGGTAGCCTTTGTAATTTTACTCACTTCGGAGTGCCCTTCGTTACTAACAAAATTGTATGAGTCGACACCGTCAACTTTGACACGAATTTGATCTGGAAAGCCTGGAAAGGCACCGCCATTGACCACGGTTACGTATCCACCTTTAGCGGTTTCTTTATATTGTTCAACAAGCTCGAAAACTTTACCCGAAACGTCGGTGTTGCGATAAACACCAGATTGGATACGGATGAACGACATTACTAACTCCTGTGCTGTTAAACAATAGAGTTATTGTAGCACAGGTTTTAGTTTGGATCACAAATTACTTCGGAATTAGTTTCAATCCATACATGTGCGCCGCAGCTCAAGGGTTTCTGTGGCGAATATACAACACGACTGGGGCCCAGAATCTCCACAGTGTGTGCATATGTATTACTTTTGTAGTTTTTAACAGTCAACACAGGTTCGTTAACTTCGTTTTTGCGATTACTTTTAATCACATGCTGATTTACATGAATGATTGTTTTCATTTGTATCCTTAAAGAATATTGTAGTACTTTAGTACTAGACCTGCTAGGCCTGTTGCTGTCATTACACTGTTAACAACTATTAAACTTGGCTCGCGCCAACGTATGCTTACAACTAACCACATTAGTCCGCCTACAGCAAGAATAATAGGCCCAGCTGGATAGTAACCAAGACTGTTAATGGCTGTACCAATAATTAGTGCTATAGTTGCAGTCCATTTAAGGTACCAATTAAAATCTTTCATGCTTTTAGTATATCCATAAGTTGGTTGTTTTCATACGCTTGTTTTACTGCTTCTTCAATCTTGTTCATGTACTCTGCATAAGCATAGGCCCTAGCCTCTTGCACTTCCTGATCAAACTTTTGACTGATAGGAAATGATGCAACAACCGGGCGTGTGTCTATTTCGGCATCAGTGTTTGCATCTGTGATAAAGTACTTGGTATAGACATTATTTTCTGTTTTAGTATGCGCTACTTTCCAAACTCTCATTGTGCCCCCATCATCAATAATGCAGCAGATATGTCGGCTTCATTTCTAAAACCAATAAAGTAAGGCCTTGAATACTGTCGGTGTCCCCACTGAGTGGTATGATACACAGGAGTACCCCAATGCGATCTCCAATACCCATCTGGGGTATACAGCGCCTCAGGTCCGTAGGTATCTCTGAGCTTTTGCTCGAAATAGGCAACTTCTTTGCTATGATTTTCAAATCTAATTGCAACCACAAATCCGTGTTCGTGCAACTTCCATCTTCGTTGGACTTTTACAATTTTCATAACACATTGTAGCAAAGGTTGATTTTTTGGTCAAAAGAAAACCCGCCGAAGCGGGTTATCAGTAAGTGTTATCTTACATCATTGATGGCATGCCAGGTTGCGGATTGTTTGGATCTTTAGGTAGATCGTAAATCGCACAGTCTGTAGTCAACAATAGACCTGCAACACTTGCAGCATTGATCAGCGCGGTCTTAGCAACCTTTGTTGGATCAATAACGCCAGCAACTAACATGTCGCCGAATTCTTCAGTTGCAGCATTGTAACCATAGTTACCAGTGCCCTCTGCAACCTTGTTTAACACAACGTCTGCGCTTTCGCCAGCGTTGGCAACAATTTGACGCAATGGTTCTTCGATTGCACGTAGTACAATGTTTACACCTGCTTGCTTGTCAGCATTGGCGCAAGTGATGTTAACCAATTGCTTGGCGCGAATCAATGCAACGCCGCCGCCAGGAACAATACCGTCTTGCACCGCAGCTTTGGTAGCATGCAATGCATCGTCGATGCGATCCTTCTTTTCTTTCATTTCCACTTCGGTAGCAGCACCGACTTTGATAACTGCAACGCCGCCTGCCAACTTGGCAACACGTTCTTGCAACTTTTCTTTGTCGTACTCGCTAGTAGCTTCTTCAACCTGTGTGCGAATAGCAGTAACACGGTCTTGAATCTTGGCTGTATCACCGGCACCGTCAATAATGATGGTGTTTTCTTTGGATACTTCAACACGACCTGCCATGCCCAAATGTTCAGCAGTGACCTTGTCTAAGGTAAGACCTAATTCTTCAGCAACAACTTGACCACCGGTCAAGATAGCAATGTCTTCCAACATGGCTTTGCGACGATCGCCAAACCCCGGTGCTTTGATAGCACAGGTCTTAACAGTACCACGCATGTTGTTAACTACCAATGTAGCCAATGCTTCGCCTTCAACATCTTCTGCAATGATAAGCAACGGCTTACCTGCTTTGCTGACAGCTTCCAATACAGGAATCATATCACGGATATTGGTAATTTTCTTGTCAAACAATAAGATAAACGGATTGTCTAATTCGACAGTTTGCTTTTCTTGGTTGTTGATAAAGTATGGGCTAAGATAACCACGGTCAAATTGCATGCCTTCAACTACTTCTAGTTCGTCATGCAAACTCTTTCCGGACTCCACAGTGATAACACCTTCTTTACCAACGCGAGTCATAGCATCAGCGATCATCTTACCAATACCCACATCACCGTTGGCACTGATGGTACCAACTTGTGCGATTTCTTCATTGGTTTCGCAGGGCTTGCTAATTGAGCTCAGTGCGTCAACTAAGACAGCAGTGGCTTCATCAATGCCTCGCTTCAAGTCCATTGGATTGTGACCTGCTGTTACGTACTTCATGCCCTCTTTAACAATGGCCTGCGCCAATACTGTTGCAGTTGTAGTACCATCACCGGCATTGTCTGCTGTGCGGCTTGCTACTTCTTTAACCATTTGTGCACCCATGTTTTGCAGCTTGTCTTTAAGCTCGATTTCTTTTGCAACAGTAACGCCGTCTTTGGTAACAGCGGGGCCACCAAAACTACGTTCGATTACTACATTACGACCTTTTGGGCCCAGTGTAACCTTAACTGCGTTGGCCAAAATGTTCACGCCTTCAACCATGCGGGCACGTGATTCGTTGCCAAAATTTACTTCTTTTGCAGCCATATTATCTCCTTATTTGATTACAGCGAGGATATCTTCCTCTTTTAAAATTAAAAGCTCTTCTCCGTCAATCTTAACTGTTTGACCAGATAGTTTGCCAAATAAAACGCGATCGTTCTCAGCAACGCCTAATGCCACAAGTTCACCTGCTGCATTATATTTGCCAGGACCCACTGCCAGGACTGTACCTTGGTCAGCTTTTTCCGCGGCTGTGTCTGGGATAACGATGCCACCCTTTGTCACGGTATCAGCGTCTACACGGCGGACTACCACCCTATCAAGTAGCGGTGTAAGTTTCATCATAAACTCCTTTAGTTAAATTATAATTTTACATTTATTAAGTAGGAAAGTCAATTGACTGTCTACCAAAAGTATCTTAGAAATACTGACAATTAGTTCTCGGAAAGAAACACTCATTGTTCTGTAAGGGTTTGATCTTAATAGTTTCTAAAATACTCTGCTTACCTAATCCCATTGCTAAACTATAAACAAAGTTTTGATTAGCCAGGACTAGTTCTGCACCAGCAACAACGTTGGCCAACTCTAAAAAGTTCTTAACTGGGAAGAACCGAATTGGCACACCTGTTACTCGCACAAAATCTTCATGTTCGGCCAGTGTACCCACAAAAGTACCTAGCTCATCTAATTTGCCATCTACTGCCATCTGCTTCCACGTTGCATCAGCAGCAGGATCACGATATCTAAATGTACGACTCACTACCATTGGAGTAGTTTTTACTGGATCTGCTTCTAACCAGGTAGCGTCATAGTCGGGCATGGTAAAAGGTAGCCCGAATGCCAAATGGTATGCCTGTACATAGTTGCCCTCAAACCCACGGAACAAGGTGCCACGAAAGCGATCCAGGTCAACATCGGGTTCAGCATCACCTTGATGCCATGTGCACGTATCAGTAATGTAACTTTGGCGTTCCAGTAACGGAGCAAGCCATTCAAAGTCCTGTGTAGTAAAACGTCCTCTGTGTGCAGGATCAACCTCATCTGGACGATAACCGTACTGTGCTACACAGTTTTCAATATTGTTGATAGCAACCATAAAGCGACCTGGACCCATTTTCTTTACAATGCTTAGGCCATAAATTAAATCGCCAAGCGTACCAGAGTGCTTATATGTTGTCATTGCGTTGTATTCCTTTGTAGTTGTCGTGCTTCTTTGTATAGTCTGTCATTGCACGTTGATCTTGTCTGAACTGACCGTCCTTTTTAACAAAGACCAAATCAATCTGTGCCAATAGGCCAGTGTCTGCATAGCCTGTGTGAATGATATCATAGACTACGTAGTTTCTTTTGGCCATGTATTCAACATAGTTGTGAAACACAGGCTGTCCAATGTACTGCTCAATCATACCAACTTCAAGTACAATAACTTCAAAGTTTTCTAAAATACTTTCTGCGCCGGCAAGTACTTCTAGTTCTCCGCCCTGAACATCCACTTTAAGTAAGGCAGGGCCCGTTAACTCTAATGCGTTCCACATTGTTGCTAGTGCAAACTGAGGAACGGTACGTGGCTTCATATCATATGCACCTTCTGTGCTTTCAATAGTTTCAAATCTACTGGTGCCGCCAAGGTCCGGTGTTACTCGAATCTCTAGTTCTCCGTCTGTTGCTCCTGCTGCCGCTAACATGTAAGTGCTGCCCGGATACAATTGACACAATCTTTGTAGGCTAGGTTCAAACTCTGCCAATGGTTCCACAAACAAGTACTTGGCGCTTGGAAAATGTGTGTAGAGTTCTTCTGTATCAGTTGCAACTCCTACATCAACTATTGTGGGCGGATTAAAGCCTTTTTGTTTAATGTGGGTAAAAAATTCAAACCAGTTTCTCATAGTGTTTTTAATATTTCTCTAGTAATAGCATCAGTATCAAAGTTGCTGACACATGGGTAATTGCCTTTTTTGCAAACCAGTTGCCTAATAGGGCGCACTTGATCATCATTGCATCCGCGGCAATCTTCATTTGTTTGTATATAGCTCTGACCCATTGGCACAATACGATTAGGGTGCAGATGTGTCAACAGTGCTACTATGTGCGTTTTGCTTGCTGCTGCACAATGGAAGGGGCCACTGTCAATGCCAACAAAACATGCAGCATGATCCATAAGGTACTTTAACTGTTGACTGTTGTATAGACCACGAAGGTCAACAAACAGCGGATGGTCTTCAATGTAGAAGTCTGTTGGGCCACCAACACAAACAATCTTAAAGTCTGCACGATTTTCCAACAACTTAGTAAATACCTCTAACCAAACATCCATGCTGATATTTTTTGCACCCCAATGCCAATTACGCATATGTACAGTGATAAATTTATCACCAATGGTTTGCAAATCTGCATCTACTGCATCTCGGTCAGCTTGGTTTTCAAACAACTCAGGACGCATATCCACATCAACATGGCCAAATGCACGGTATGCATAGCTGTCCAAATAGTATTCAGTTGGATTTAATTCGTATGCATCATCTAGATTGATATACTTGTCGTATGCGCCAACATCGGGCATGACGTTGGTATGGCAAATATGTCTAATGTGCGGATTGTTGCGATAAATCTCAATACATTCGGTTGCAACGTCAATGTTACAGTTGTCTCCGTAGAGCTCTTTAAGTCCTCTAACTACCCCTGTGCTCATTATAACATCGCCAATGGCAGCACGTCTACGGACTAATATGTTAATAGGTGTTTCTAACTTCATTTGGCATCTCCGCGTTCGTACATGATTCTAGGAAAGTAGCGTACAAACACATCACCCAAGTTATCACGCTTAGATTTGATCTTACGTTTGATTTCTTCGTAAAAATTCCAAGCCAAGGGCACAAACAAAATAAGTTCAGCCGGATCAGTAACTTGATCTAACCATTCAATACCAACAACTGGAATCTCTGTGCCTGGACAATATAGCCCCTGCTTTAACGGATTGTCATCTATTACACAATCCAAGCGTATATCACTGGCATTGATCAATGTCATGCCCTTGGCAGCAGCACCATATCCAACAATAGTGTAACCTTGCTCACGTGCTTGATCCAATTGTATTTTTAGATCAATCAACAATTGTTTTACATCCGTTACCCATGTACTGTAAGTGTCGGTCTTGTGAAGATTTGACTCCATGGCCAGGATGTTTTCAATGCGATTTTGATTTTCAGGGTTCTTAGACAGTACAAAGATATAGCTAGTTCCGTGAATAGGAGTCTTAACTACGTCTACTAGGTATAGACCAGCTCGGCGTGCAAGTGCCTGCATACTTGCTGCATTGTAATAGCTGATGTGTTCGTGATAGATTGTGTCAAACTCTCCATTGACAACCATGTCTGCTTGACTTGTGCTGATAAAAATCTTGCCATCAGTAGCAAGATGCTCGCGGGCCACATTTAAGTATGTCAGCGGTTCAGGAATGTGAGCAAAGGCATTCTGTGTAGTAATGATATCGAACTTTGGCAACTGTGCAGCAGTTTCTCTGGTCCAGAATCCACATACCACTGAGTGATTTGCACTAGACTTGGGATACAAGTTCTCTGCAGGATCCACACCGTAGGTCTCGATGCCTAACTTTTTAAATGCATTCAATTGACTACCATCATTGCACCCAATGTCTAACACTGTAGCGGGCTGTATTAAGAATTGTTCTGTAACAAATTTTGCATACCAATCCATATACTCTAAGTAAGTACCACTGGTACCACTGACATACAGGTAATGAGTGTAGATAAGTGCAGGATCAACTGCATGAGTCAGCTGCAAGTGATCACAATGTGTGCATCGGTTAACTGCCAATGGATAAAAATCTTCGCTGGCAATGTCCTTAGTAGGTTTAAAACTGTTGGCTAACGGCTGATCTTGTAGGTCTAATGTCAGTACTAGATCCAGACTGCCGCAGGCCAAACAACTGGTAATAGGTTTACAGTTACTCATTAGTTCTTTACTGGTGCACCATTGGGGGCAATTGCGCCTTCTATGCCCAATTCCGATTCTTCGTGTATTAATTCTGTTGGTAAAAACTTATACAGTACATGCTCAATGTCCACGTAACCACCTTGGCTTAAACGTTCTGCAAAGAAGTTAAAGCTGTCTAAGTATACTTTTACAACTTGATCAGTAATGTTGGCAGGCCAAGACCATAGACGTGCCATGTATTGTAATGGAACTGTGGTTATTTCTATAGGAAACTGACTCTTGTGCTTTGGACCAATGATGATACGGTCTGCTAATTCTTCACGCTCATAGAGTTCAGCATCAAACTTGTTGTTTAATATATATCGACCTGATACCTTGTGCACACGATCAACTCCGTCTAGTAATTTTTCTTCTTGTAGAATGGACAACACACGGCCGAAACACATAATTTCGGTACCGTTCTTTACCACATCCCAATTGTCATTGTCGTACAGTGCTTGCACATCATCTTCTCTGCTGCAATCAATAAAGATATCAGAGTTAGAACGCAGTAATTGTTCTTGTTCTTCAGTTACCGGAGTGCCACACACTTCCATTACAATGATCTTGGCATCAGGAATACGTTCTTTGATACTCCAGATGGTGCCTAGCGTTTGTTCTAATCGTTGTGCGGGGTTAAATACACCAAACTTGCTGTTGATAGCACTGGTTACAATAAATGCATGTTTTACTTGCAAAGCCATCTGTCGTTCTCCAATGTCCATTTTGTCATGTCAGCAATACGTTCGCTGAGTTTAATCTTAGGTTCCCAACCAAGCTCTTTAAGTAGGCCGCCATCTAGTGCGTAACGCAAGTCATGCCCAGGACGACTGCCATGGAAATCAACCATTTCGTAGTTGAGTTCTTTACCTTGCGCTGCGGCAATCATCTCAGCAAGGGTTAGGTTATCAATTTCTTCAGTGCCCACAAGATTAAACTTTGGACAATGTGCTGAACCATAGTCGCCTTGGTGCTTGTAATCACGTGGCACGTTTTGCAGAATAAACATTAGCCCATCTGCTACGTCCTTGGCGTGAATGTACATACGTGTACCAGCTTCGGTTTTCTCTGGGTTGGCATGAATGTAGACTTTCTCTCCATCACGAGCACGTTGAATTACCATTGGGATAAACTTCTCCGGATGCTGACGCTCGCCAAACACATTCATAGTGTGTGTAACAACGATAGGCATTTTGTAAGTATTCTCGTAGGCTACGCAGAACTCTTCTGCTGCTGCTTTACTTGCCGAATAAGGGTTTGTGCTGTTGTAGCGATCGTATTCTTTATAGCTAACACCAATTGGTGCTACTCCGAATATTTCATCTGTTGAGAAATAAACAAAGCGTTCCAAATTAGGCAAATGCTTACGGGCATAGTCTAATAGATTAACGGTACCAACTACGTTGTCTTGTACAAACTCCATGGGATATTGGATGCTGCGATCTACGTGCGAGCCAGCAGCCAAGTGCAACACAATGTCAATTGGGCCAATCTGCTTAACAATCATTTCGTTAAGTTCGGCCTTGAGATCATGAAACACAATACGTAAACGGCTAGAAACAGTTGCAGTGTCGTGATCTTGCAACATGTCATGCAGTCTGTTTAAGTTACCCGAGATGTCTAGACGATCTAGACATACAATGTTCCAATCAGTGTCACGTAAAATTTTATCAATCGCATGATGCGCGATGAAACCGGCCCCGCCGGTAATTAAAACGGTTTTTGTCATTGATTTCCTAATAGATTACACATTATAAGGATATGCAGGCAACAAATCAAGTGCTTTGGCTGTTGCATTATCCAAAATATATTTTTGATATCGATCTTGGTGTCGTAAAACTGGCTCGGGGAAATAAGAGTCAAGTTCTACTATTTCATATTTATCGCTGCTGTTTTGCTGCCAGCTTGTTCTTTTTGCAATACTGGCATCTGGATCAATTTGAGATAGGAATTCAGGATTGTTAACCTCAGTATGTGCAAAACTCTGTGCTTTGTCTAGTAACCAATCTTTGTCTCCCATGTAACCAAAATGCCAACCGCCGTGTTCGACTACTTGGCATCCTGCATTACTAAACTGATAGGGAGAATCCATAAACTGAAATCGCAACTGTCTAAATGCATCTGGTTTAATGTCATCAAACACAGATCTACGTGCAGCCATGCCCCATATAGCATAGCGATCTGGATTGACCTTCATGTAATTTAGTTTAAAGTTGTGCAAGCTCATACGCAAGGCAAACACTGTTTGTTCACTGTTTCGCATGTAGTCAACTGCGGCAGGGCGCACAATCTCGTCTAGATCCGACACTAGGATCAAGTCATTGGCATCGACATGTTCTATACCTACATATATTTGATCTCTTTGGTATCTATCATTGACCCATGCATCAGGATGTCTTGGCATAGTGGCTTTAACATGTATGATTTTGTCTGCCCATTTGCTGTAACGGGCACGGTTGTCCTCAAAATAAAATGGTTTAGGTCTGCTGGTATAGGTTGTGTCGGCTTCAACTAGCACAAAGTGATCAACATGATCGTACAGTGTTTCTAGTCTAAGTTCAAGTAAGTCAAGTTCGTTATAAAAGGTAAAGCAGTCGTAGATTTTAGTCATAAATAAATGTAATTGAAAGGCAGTATAGTGACTATTTATTTGTACAAAAAGACACACAAGAATACCGGGCTTCAATATCTAGGGCAAACGTCTAAAAAAGATCCACACAAATACCCAGGGTCAGGAACCTATTGGCTCAAACATTTAGACAAACACGGATACAACTATACTACTGAAATTTTAAAAGAATGTCAAACTAAAGAAGAAGTAAAATATTGGGGCAAACACTTTAGTAAATTATGGAATGTAGTTTATGATACTAGTTGGGCCAATTTAAAATCCGAAGAAGGCAACGGCGGAAAAACCATTGGCATGACAGGAAAAACCCACAGTGATGAAACAAGGAAGAAAATGTCTGATGCACACAAGGGCAAAATCCCATCTAATGAAACTAGAAAGAAAATGGCTGATTGGCAAATAGGGAGAAAGAGGCCTGACCTAGTAGGTCGAGAAGTGTCTGTAGAAACAAGAAAAAAGTTGTCTGATGCACAAAAAGGGAAGACAAAAGGCCCGATGCCGCAGGAACAAAAAGACAAACTATCTAACTCTCTCAAAGGAAGAGTATTGTCTGAGGAAACAAAAAAGAAAATGTCTGAGGCTCGAAAATTGCTTTGGCAAAAGAAGAAACTTCAAGTTGTATAAACCCAATAAATATTGTAAAATTAAATTTTCAAGGATTCCAATGTACGCTGTAGCCAGCATCAATACCGATAACTATCAAGACCTTGCTGACCTAACAGATGCACCCAAAAAGGAATATTGCACACGTTACGGATATGAGTTCTTTGTCCTTAAGGACACCAAGTATAGCCCAATCATGGGTTTTAACAAGATTCATTATGTGTTGGACCTGTTTAACACACATCCAGACATAGAATGGTGTTTGTTCAGTGAGTGCGATGCCACTATCACTAACCATACTATCAAAATAGAAGACAAGATTGACAACGATTACCACGTAATCGTACCTGTCGATCGACTAAACATCAACGCAGGCAATTTCTTAGTACGTAATAGCCAACAGGGCCGTGACTATTTGCAAATGATCATTGATCGTGAGCAAGAGTATGCCGAGTCTAACTGGGCAGAACAGCAGGTCATCATTGATACCATTGATGATTATCTTGACATAGTCAAGATTGTGCCGCAGCGTTACATGAACAGTTATGTTCAAGAACCATACGACTATTGTGATGTACGCACCGACGTACTAGGACATAGTGGCGAATGGCAAAGCGGAGACTGGATCGTACATTGGCCGGGACTGCACAAGCCGGTACGTATGGCACAGGCCGAAAAAATGTTAACTCAAATAGTAAAATGAAAATCTTTATTACAGGCACCAGTGGATTCATTGGACGCAGTCTCAAAGAACACTTTGAACCCACGCACGAAGTAATTGAATACGTGCGTGGTACTGATATCTTTATTATGTTAGAAGTATCCAAGCCCGATTTGATCATCAATTGTGCAGGAGAAATCTACGATGCAAATAAAATGTATCGTACAAACATAGATCTAGTAGAAGCTATCTTAGAATGGCTCAAACGAAACCCAAAAACTAGACTAATACAACTGGGTTCCAGTGCAGAGTACGGGCCCATGCCTAGAGCCAGTGCAGAAACTGATCCTATTAACCCAATGGATGTTTATCAAGCAACCAAGGGTGCTGCTACATTGATGTGTCAAGGATATGCTAGACAGTTTGGATTACAAACTCTAGTGGCACGTATCTACAGCGGGTTTGGACAATACGAACGTCCACATAGACTATTCCAAAAACTATATAGAGCGTTTTATCATAAAGAAGCAATGATATTACACGATGGGTACCATGACTTTATCTATATCGAAGACTTTGTTCGTGGCATAGAACTGGTATTAAACCGCGCATGGCCAGTGGGAGAGATTGTTAACTTTGGCAGCGGGGTTCAACATAGCAATCTAGCTGTGCTAGATGCTTGGAAACATGTATCCGGAATAAACACCGCTCCTGTAACATACATAGACGAGTTTAGCAAACCATTTGAAAGCAAGGTATGGGTATGTGATACTAACTATGCCAAACAACAATACGGATTTAAAACTGAATACTCCATTGAAATGGGAATCAAAGACATGATTGGAAAATTAAGAAATGCAGAATGATCAAGCAAAAGTGCTGAGTGGACACATATATTCACTTGCCGAATCTATTTTATCTAACCTGGCCGGCAACATCTTAGAAATTGGAGCATTTAATGGAGCAGGTACTGCTAGACTTGCACGGGCATTTCCGGATCGCATAGTCTACTCAATTGATCCATTCATTGAAGACGGGTACACCGTTGGATCTAGTTACCAAACTACCGGCGATAAGATGATGACACAGAAGGAAAACTTTGCGGCCAACACACAGGGTTTAACTAACATTGTGCACTTTGAAACAACTAGTAAAGAATTCTTAGAAGTATGCAGTGAAGAGATGGTCAAGGACATGAATATTCGATTGATCATCATCGACGGCAGTCACCATTACGAAGATGTTGCAGTCGATGGCGATCTTGCAATCAAGTTACTAGAAGGTAACGAAGGTGTAATATTGTTTGACGACATGGAGCACATTGGTGTACGTAGAGCTTACCACGAGTTTATGTTTAAACATGCAGAACGTACAAGATGGAATAGTGAATACGTTATTGAAAACGGAATCGGAAGAGCAGTTAAGCTCGAAAAACTATGATTACAACTGCTCGTAGACTTATTGATATTACCTATCAAGAAAAACTAAGTCACCTTAGCAGCACACTGAGTGCATTGCCCATCATTGAAGAAATTTACGAACAAAAGAAAGACGACGAAGTCTTTATTCTTAGCAACGGGCATGCAGGGCTGGCCTTGTATGTTGTACTTGAAAAATATTACGGCATTGACCCAGTTGCCCTGTTACACAAACACGGCATACACCCAGGGCGTGACTTAGAAAATAAACTTTACTGTTCAACTGGTAGCCTAGGATCAGGTTTGCCCATTGCAGTCGGACATGCATTGGCAACTCCCAACAAGAAAGTATACTGCATGATCAGTGACGGTGAAGCTGCTGAAGGTAGCATATGGGAATCTTTGAGATTCATCAACGATAATCCGGTGGATAATTTAGAAGTCTATATAAACATCAACGGTATGGGTGCATATGACATGGTCGATATTCCTAGACTGGTATCCAGACTAGTTACATTTATGCCCCGAATAAACATCAGAGTCAGCGATCCACTGCGTTGGTCCTTTGCTTCTGAGTTGTTAACACATTACTATGTTCTTAAAGAAGAGAACTACCAGGAGATTATCAAATATGCGTCGTGAATGTGCTGGCCTGTTGCTAGCTGAAATGAATAAGGATAGTCGCATTAGAGTAATCACTGCGGACCTAGGGTTCGGCGTACTAGACCCTATACGTGCTGCACACCCTGATCGATTTTACAACGTAGGTGCAGCAGAACATCTAATGATAGGTGTTGCCATTGGAATGGCCAACGAAGGGTTAATTCCTGTTTGCTACTCAATGAGCAGTTTCTTGTTATATAGACCGTTTGAAATGTTACGTAATTATGCACACTGGGAATCTATCCCAATTAAGTTACTTGGGTCCGGTAGAGACCGAGACTACTCACATGATGGTATTAGCCATTGGGCAGATGATGACGAGGTTGTATTAAAGTCGTTGTCTAATATTGATTTGTACAAACCCACTGACCTTGCTTCGCTAGAACAAGACTTTGCAAAGTTCTTGTATAGCACAACTCCGGCCTATTTAAATCTACGGAGATCGTTATGAAGAAAGTTGTATATGTAACTGGTTGTCTGGGCTTTATTGGCTATTATGTAACCAAGGCCTGTCTTGAACGCGGTTGGTTTGTTCGCGGCGTAGATAAAATTACCTATGCTGCCAATGGCGATCTCGACGAACTACGTAAGTGGCCAAACTTTACATTCGAAGAGACTGATATCAATGACATAGATCACCTATACGAGGCCGATTATATTATCAATACTGCTGCCGAGAGTCACGTTGACAACAGCATATTATCCAGCGATGTGTTCTTAAAGAGCAACATCAACGGCGTACATCGTCTACTAGAGTTGGTTAAAGACCGCAAGCGTAAACCTGTATTGCTACACTTTAGTACAGACGAAGTCTACGGTGATATTGTCGAAGGTGCACATTATGAAACCGACATGCTAAAGCCCAGCAACCCTTATAGTGCCACTAAAGCAGCAGCTGATATGTTAGTTACCGCATGGGCACGTACTTACAATGTGCCATACGTAATTGTGCGCCCAACCAACAATTACGGCATAGGCCAATATACAGAAAAGTTTATTCCTAACAGTATCAAGGCACTGAGTCTAGGTAGACCTATTCCGTTGCATGACCAAGGTCTACCTCGCAGAACTTGGCTACATGCTAGCGATACCGCCTCTGCTGTTATTGCCATAATTGATGCAGGTGTTACTAACGAGATTTACAACATATCCGGCAACTACGAAGAACAGAATATTGTAGTTGCAAAAAAGATCATTGACTACTACACAGGCAGCACAGATCTTCAACATGATCTTTATCTTGATCCCAGCATTAAACGCCAGGGACAAGACGTTCGTTATGCAATCAATGATGACAAAATAAAAGCCCTGGGATGGACACCCAAGGCTAGTTTCGATCACGAGTTAAAGGCAATAGTAGAATACTATGCCAATCACTTTATCTGGTAATTAATCAGCGTCTGCTGCTGTAATTTTTTCACCAAGGTATGCTTTTACATTACGGAGCAATTTGCGCTCTGTATCATAAACGTATTCCTTGGTGTCGTCTTCTGTGTGCACTACTAAAATAAAGCCATTAGCAGCTTTTCGAATTTCCAAACTTTCAAACATATTGGCCTTTAAAGATTATTGAGCAGCAATAATAACATAAGTTGAATTAATAGTCAAGAAAAAGCCCGCCGAAGCGGGCTGTAATCTAATAAGTTTGAGTACACTGAAACCTAGTTTTCGACTGTGGACTACACTGGGCAAAGGGGCGACCTTTGACCTAGCTCAGAAACCCGAGCATTTTTCATAGGGTCTTGCAACTCGTTCACGGTTTTTAAATATAATGTGCCCTCGGAAGTATCCGATATCGCCGACCAAGCCTTGGGGCCATGTTGCTCACGTTGCCGCTTGCTACCGCTAATAGAACTACCACTAGTACTAGATAACCGCCACGTTGTGTACTCAAACGTATTAGTTGTTAGTATTTTACTTGATAGCGGTATTAGTGTCAACTAGATATTTGTCTAATTTAGGGTTGGGCCAAACATTCTGATAATAGATAGCCTGAAATACCGGTATCTGCTTTTGTGAAGTCATTAGTAAACTGGGTCGCCACACTACTAACTTCGGATCTTCGGTAATATATTCTTTCGCAACCCATTTGATTTCTTTGGGATTAATAAATTTAGTAGCTTCTCTCAAAGGATCATCTAGACTAGATTCAGTAAAGTGTTCAATTTCTCCGTTGTTAAACAAAACTTGGTAATTCCAAAACTTTGATAGAAAGTCAACGTCTTGTGATTTACTGAACAATTGCTTTGCATAAGCAACCCAGGTCTTAGATGGATCTACTAATAAATCAATTTTGCTTCCATCTACTCTAATAGGATAGACAGATAGATAATATAAACCGTGTGTGGAGTTTACAAAGTATACAGCATCAATTCCAGAATTTGCATAAAATGCCAACTTGGTTGCTAGGTACTCTGAGTATTGAGTAGCAATTCTATCAAACGGTCTAGTTATAGAACAAACCAGGACTCTCTTATTTCTAAGCAGGTCCCGGCATGTTATTTGTTGTATTTTTTTATCTTGATAGAAGGAAAATACTATATTTTCCATAGTCGAAAATCTATAAAATTAAGACTTAACGATACCGTCAATCAAACCTGCGCTAAAGAATTGACTGTAGTGGTCGTAGAGTGGAGTAACCACAGAGCGCATTTTGTCTAACTCTTCGTCGCTAAATTTAGTGTAAGTGATTCCAAGTTCTTCGTGTCGTTTGGTATTCACAGCATACTCATCTGCTTCATCAACACTCCATTGACGCTCTTGAACTGCGGCCGAACGAGCTGCCTGGCGGATTAGTTCTTGATCTTCGCTGTCAAATTGATTCCATAAATCTTTAGAAATTAGTATGCTAGTCAAGTACATGCTGTGTTTTGTATCAGCGATGTGAGTTTGAACTGTTGTATCTGCTTCGTACTCATAACGTGGTAAAGTTGTTTCTACACTATGTCCTTGGATAGAAACCAATTCTTTGCCTTTTGAATGCAAATCTCTAATCATATATGGCAACGGCTCACAACCTAACTTTTTAGCAGTTTCTACCATAACAGGATTAGCTGTAGTAATTAACTTTAAACCTTCTAAGTCTTCTGTTGTATTTACTGGACGGTCTGTTGCTAACACCCGGAAGCCACCGCTGTATGTAAATGCCAGACCCTGAACTGGGCTAACATCTTGCAACGAATCAAGCATCTTACGACCAATTTCGCCATCTAATACACGAGTCGCATGATCGTGGTCCTTAAACAAATAAGGCATGTCTAGTGCAAAGAAATCCGGTGCATTCCATACCCCAATGATGCCAGTTTGCATCTGGCTCATGTCAATTTCACCTGAGTTGATTAATGCAATAGGTTCAAACACTACACCATTTTTAAACTTTTGGGCATATTCTTCTAGAGTGTAAACTTCTACGTTAATACGTCCATCTGTTAATTTTTCAATTTCTTCAGAAAATGCTTTTGCTGTACGAATAAACAAATGGATAGGTTCGTGGTATAACACCCAGCGAATAGTGTGCGATTTTTTCATTGTAGGATCCTTTTATGATGCGGTTAAAGCTAACTATATTTATTTAATAGTCGCTAAAGCCCTATAAATATATTTATGCTAGACCCTGAATATACTTTTTGTCAGTTTACACATTTGCCACGACTAGACGATTTTTATAGGACCGAAGCACTATCAGGACAGTATTTTACCCCGCCCGAAACTCCTGAGGCTCGAGGTAGAGTTTTCCGTTGCCCTAGCAGTTTTATAAACAGTAAATTTTATCAAGATTTGAATAAAAGATTCGGCGGTGTACAAAGAGCTAACTATTATCAAAATCGCCCCAACACAACATACGACTGGCATAGGGACACTGATCGTCAATGTTCAATTAACTTTATGCTGTCTGACGATAATGACTATTTAACTCTAGCACGAGAGCCCACTGAAAATAGACTGACGTACAACATATCTAGGTGTATATATAAACCAATGTACCCTGCGTTACTTAATACCACATTTGAGCATTCAGTGATAAATTACAGCAACAACCCTAGATTTATCCTAGCTCTACGACCCGGAGATGCTTCATTTAACGAAGTTAAAGAATTCTTACTCAACTACCACTGCGAAAATTATTAATCCATGAAAGAACATGCCACATTTCTAGGTGTGAATCTAGAAACAAATAAAAAACTTGGGTATTTCATTTATAACAACGAAATATATTACAACAAGTATCACGCTATGCTCAGTGAAAGAAATAGCACTGGTGCCAGCACATTTTTAAATGGGCAGACCATCAAGTGGATGTTCAACGAGCAGACCTTTGTTTCGTATCCATGGCATATTGAACCCGAAGAATCGTTGCAAGAATTGTATCGAAGACGTGCACAACAATTAAGAGATCAGTACGATTACATCCGAGTTGAAGCTAGCGGTGGTGGTGATAGTACAACTGTAATTTATAGTTTTTTATTAAACGGTATTCACCTAGATGAGGTTGTGTTTAGATATCCCAAAAAAGGAGACAAAAATGCAACATCAGATGCATGGGACACTACTCCGGAAAATACGTTAAGCGAATGGGATTTTGCAGCAAAACCGCTGTTACACTGGATTAAAACCAATTTCCCAGCAACAAAAGTAGTAGTACATGACTACACTGATCAAATTGAAAACGCAGAAGATGAGTCGTGGGTACTTAGAACTAAACATTTTTTGCAGCCCGGACATGCATTTAAGCACACAAACTTTGGTATCGACGATCACAAACGAGATGCTGACAAAGATTTAAAAATTGCAATAGTATACGGAGTAGATAAACCCCGCATATGTGTTAAAGACGGAAAATTTTGGATTTATTTTGCTGATTTCCCGGCTGCTTTTACTGACTCTAACATTGGTGACTACACCAATGTAACCAACGAATTGTTTTACTGGAGCCCCGACGCATGCGATCTTTTATGTAAACAGGCACACACTGTTAAGAAGTGGTTTTCTATGCCACAGAATTACCAGTTCCAAAGAACATTAAATTGGCCCAATAACGATTTTGCAAATAGAACGCTATACGAGCATGTTATAAAAAGTATCATTTACCCAGACTACGATTGCAATACGTTTCAAGTGGCAAAGCCAACAAACAATGTATTCAATGAAATGGATTATTGGTTCCATCAGAACTGCAAAAATACAAAAGAATATCAAGTGTGGCAAGCCGGTGTTAATTACATTTTAAACAACATCAATGAAAAATACGTTATCCCTGTTAAAGGCAATAAGATAAACATAGCTTGGTTTATGAGTCCGTTTTACTATATAGGAGAATGCAATATTCCGTCTATAGGTGCAGTAAAACAATTAGACGCACTAACTGCCGCAAGAAATGATCAGAACAAGTATGTTCATTGTATTCAAGGACGGTTAGCCGTCTACTAACGTTACATTGCTGTGCCGTAGGCCTCAGACCTGCTTTTCATGCCAACAGTGCCGCCTTCGGCTTCAATACGCTTGATAACGTCTTCAAACAAAATAGGTGCAAAGTCGGTCTGTTCAACACAAACGCAGTGATAACGTGTGTCAATTTCTCGACGAGCACCTCCCCATGTGGTTTTCATAACACGGCGATCATGCAAGTGCCCATGGATGTTAACCCCAAACCGGCCCAAAGATTCTTCATGCAAAGGAATGTGGCTTAAGATCATTCCGTTCAATACATGGTATCCGCGCACATCGCGAAAGTGTTCTGTGTATTCTTCCAAGCGAAAAATATCGTGGTTGCCCTTGATCAACACTTTATCGCCATTCAAACGGCGTAATGTACCCAAGGCCTTGCGGTTAATAACAACGTCACCTAAGTGATAGACTTTATCGTTAGGGCGCACAGTGTCGTTCCAACGGCGGATCATTTCCTCGTCCATCTCTTCAGGACTGTCCCACGGACGTAACTTAACCGTTGGATCATCGTTACGCATAAACTTACATACGCCCATGTGTCCAAAGTGTGTGTCACTTACTAAAAAATTTGCTGGCATAATCGTCCTTTCAATAAAGTATTATAGCACAAAAGAGAAAACCTGCCCTAAGGCAGGTTTGGTGGACTGTAATACTTTATATTAACAGGTACTCGTAATTCACTGTATTTTCGTTTTCACGCATTACAAAAGCACCATTTTTAAGATGGAAACGGCGTGCCATTTCTGTCTTTGGGCTTAGTGTAACAAATCTAGTGATGTACGGGAATCTACTACGTATCTCGTTTACAGTTTCGCGAAGCAATTCTAAACCTGCGCCAGGAGCATAACTCCAGATTGTGTAGAAAATTGCTGTTGTTGGTTGTTCGGTTTCTTGTGATAAGTCTTCTACTGCTGCCGGAACAAAGTCATGTAAACTTACACAAACTATTGCACGAGGCTTTTCGTTGACCAATGCACTAACAAACCGTTTACCACTCACCCGGAATTCTTTTGGGATTTCTGGGCGAACAGGGTCGTCCTTGATGTAATCAAGTATTGGGTGTTGGGTGTCAGTGATAATCGATAACATACAAACGTACTTATCATCAATGATTAAAAAGTACCCAGATTATGAAATTATGGAGCGGGATGCGAGAATCGAACTCGCAACTTCAACTTGGAAGGATGGCGTTTTACCACTAAACTAATCCCGCATATTTGGTACCTTGTGACAGTTTCGAACTGCCGACCCTCTCGGTGTAAACGAGACGCTCTACCCCTGAGCTAACAAGGCACTGTTTGGTTGCAAGGGCAGGATTTGAACCTGCGATCTCCAGCTTATGAGACTGGCGAGGACGTCCGAACTCCTCTACCCTGCTTCGATATTTATACCAGTTGCTCTGCCTGTAGCAAAGAAACGGTATCTGCATCCAACTCAATCTCAGTGCGAACGTTAAGTTCCAACACCTTGTCGTTGATGCTTTGTTTCTGTTTCTTCAGGTCACGCATTTCTGCTTTGTAACCTTCAATCTGACCTGCTTCAAGCACGCCAGTGTCAACTGTGTCGTTGTAACCGTATAAGCGGCTATTTTTGTCCTGTGTGCGAAGCTTCTCTAGCTTGCCTTCAAGCACTGCTGTGTCTTCAACAACCTTGCTCTCAGTTAGGCTTTTCAAAAAGCCCAAACGCTTGTCAATGAATGCAGCGTCTGTAAGCAGATCTGCAACACCAGCTTCAACGTTGGCACGACCAACCTTTGCACGGATGCCATACAGGGCCTTGGTCAACTGTGTGCGCTTGGCATCGTTGCGGACCAGAGTTTCACGTGCTGTGTTCATCACCGAAGTGGTACTTTGGAACTCGTTAAGGGAAACTGTCAGTGCGATGTCGATCGTCTTGATGTGTTCCTGGATTGTGTTTTGTAGGGCGTTTGCTTTGCGAAGTGTAAATTTCATAATCGAGTTCCTTTCTGTTTGATTTTAATAGGGGTGCAACGTATGGCAAGTCAATTGCGGGACAATGTGCAAAGTACATTAGATCTAGTTGATTTTCAAGGCAACTGTTTTCTAAAGCAAAATACAACAAGCAGAGGATACCAATATCGCCGAGCATCAACAAACAAGCAATTTAATGCAAATTCATCTCGGAGCACTGGATCACGATTGTATTTCAATATAGCTTTTCAAGGGCTTATTGAATGTGCAATCTCTCATCTCCACACGCCACAGCTAGTTTTAAGAAACTAGCAAAACTAAAATGAGCTTCCTGTTGACGTAGATCTCGTCACTCTGTCTTACCCTTTCGGTTACTTGCTACTCAGGGCAGCAAGCTACAGGTTCTCAAAATTGGAGCACGGTGTAGGAGTCAAACCTACCTCATACCGGGTTTGCAATCCAGCGCATAATCGCTCTGCCAACCGTGCATAAATTCTTTGAGTAGTGGGCTGTCGCTCATGTTCTCTTACTCTTCAACAGCGTGACCGTGTCGTATAGCACCGAAGAACAATCCGTACTACACTAGGCTCCCTCGCTAAAGGCGTCACTACTCAAAAAACTTATATGTAAACACACTGCTGGCTATGCACCCAGCGTCCCAAGTGCTATCAGAGTCTAACTGAATACAATGTGTTTGCATATAAGTGGAGGACTGAGAATACATCTCTCCCAACAACACCTCGGACATTATTACAAACCTTGCGAGTCTGCTTTCTTCCGACTTCCACTAAATCCATATTGCTATGTAATCTAGTCTGCTGTCAGCATCGCCGTTTTTAAAGCCAGGCAGTAGGCTTGTCGTCACATGCTATTCTATGCTTTCTATCCCGTTGACCTTGCGAGCCATTAAGTCTTGCGAACTACGAAACTTCCTGCATAAACAGATTTCACCTTGCGAGTTACGTCTGACTAGATTCACTTGCGTGTCTAGTATTAGATGCTTTTCACATATGACCGAGTCAGTCTTTGCGTTTTAATGATAGTGAGAATCGAACCCACCGCATTCTGTTTAAGAGACAGATGTTCTACCAATGAACTATATCAACCTACTGCGATGTGCTGACTCAGTTGCTGCGTAAAGTTTTGGCTCTACACAATACAACACACCACGTACCTTTCCTCTTGCGGAGTAATCAGTCGTCTTTCGCGACCAGCGTCTGCATTACTACAGCCACCACCCACTAAAACTGCATACGAGCTCTTAGGTGCAACCCTTCGAACCAATACACTACCCTTTCTCATACCAATTAACAAAGTTGGTTTCGCATAGAAGTCAGCACCACCTGTTACTTTCCACCTACTAACGTTCCCCTTGATGCAATCTCAGGCGTTTAAGCAAGCGTTCTTCCCTATGCACTTTGCGTCACTGTTACATCCACCCGTCGCTGAGTGAACGCTCCCTCACAGGAGTGAGCAGGCTTGTCTAAATGAACTATTGCTAGCGGAGTTATGTAGGCATACCTCCTTTGGCTGTGTCACCACAGTTATTCTTCGCATCAAGCTGGGCGAACCATACTCTTTGCAGGACATTAAACTGCCCTTAAATCTTTATTGTTTCGAGTACTTACACAGGAGTAAGGCCTAACTTAAACCTCCCACGGTGTACGAGTTCGTTACCTCATTGTACCCAGACTTTGTTGACAGTAGTTAGGCTTCCGTCAACCTGTTCTGATAACCGCTTGGAGCAAATACTCGAAACAATAAAGATTAAATTCTTATACATCTGCACACACGCAGGAATCGAAACCTGCTGCACTTATTTTAAGAAAGTGCATGTTGCCTTATAGCAAACAGTTTCGAACCTGCTTACTATCACATCAATTCTGTTTTCGACGCAGAACCTCTATGTGCATGTGTATAAGAACTTATACGTTAACAATTTTAAAGAACTTTGTTAGTTAGCACAATGTCTAACTAAGCTTCTATTGTAGCAAACTTTTCATTTGCTGTCAACAGTTACTTGGAAATTTGTTTTGATGCCTCTTTCGCCTGCTTACAAGGCTACGGGTAAGACTTGCGTCTTTTAGTTGACCCTCATGCAACCAGTTGAGTGTTACTCTACTCTATTGCAATCCTTCTTCCTGCGTATTGCTACGTGGAATAGATCGTTTCTAACTCATAGGTGTTAGACGCCACTGTAGTCTCTTACAAACTACACAAGAGTGCCCAGCTTTCTATCTGGACCGGATTTTCAGCAAGAGTCACGCAACCTATTAGCGTGGTACGCCTGCTTACTTTACATCAAAACAAATTTTTAAAGAACGTTTGTTAATTTCTTAACATGTGTGTATTATTACACAGATTTAATTTTGTGTCAACTGCGTTAACAACTTTCTTGGAGAAATTTCACTGTAAAACGAAACGTTTGTATCAGTTCCTAACTTTTCCTTGAAAGGTTGTTCATTATACTGTTCAATTCGAAAATTGTCAAGTATAGACACAAAATGCCAATACTGTTTTAAAAACTCAATGTTGCCTCGTTTGTTGAACAAATCTATAACCTGTTCAATTCCCGAAACAAATTTAATCTTGTTTGACAACTTTGGCAAAAGCATATTATATAACAGTTCTTCATTTAAGGTCAAGCAATAAATGTCGTTAATTCCCAAATTGACGAACTCGTTATATAAACTATCAAATTCCTTGATTTGTTTTATAGTTGCACTGCTTGGTATGCGGCTAACTGAAAACAGCACTATCCGTTGTGCGGATAAAGAATCAGAATTAAACAGAGGAATCATATTCATATTTAATTCTGACTAGGAGACGGAAAGATTAACTGCGACGAATGCTGTCAATCAATCCAGGCATAAACACAGATTGGTACTTGGTGTACAACGGCTCTGTTAATGCACGGAACTTCATCATTTCAACTTCACTTAGTTCTTTATATTGCACACCGGCTTGTTGGCCTTCTTGTGCAATGCGCTCAGAATCTTCAACACTCCATTTGCGCTCTAAACGTGCAGCATTAAATGCAGCTTGGCCTAGGTTATCTTTGAGTGTATCAGACAAACTACTCCAGAACTTTTCACTGACAATAATGCTAGTTAAGAACAAGCTGTGTTTAGTGTCGGTGATGTAACGTTTTTTACTCTTATTAACTGTTGCTAGTAAACGAGGGACCGTTGTATCAACTGCATCGTGGCAGTCGCCTTCTGTGTGAATAGAACTCCAGTAATCCTCAATTGCATGCGGATCTGGTTGGCCACCAATAGCTTCGATTGTATCAATGCCAATTGGGTTCGTGCCAGTGTAGAAACTTAGATTCTTAAAGTCTGCTAGGTTGTTAATTTCTTTGTCGCTAGCAACAATGCGGAAGCCGCCGCTGTATGTAAATGCCAAACCACGTGCTGGGCTTTTTTCTTTAAGCTCAGTTAACATGCCCTGTCCAATTTCACCTTCTAGTACACGGGTTGCATGCTCGTGATCTGTGAATAAAAACGGCATTTCTAGCGCCATAAACGCAGGAACATTCCATTTCCAAAGCTGGCTAATATGCAACTGGCTCATTTCAAGTTGGCCACGTTCCATATAAACCATTGGGTTTTCTATTAGGCCACCATTAAATTTGTCTGCAAATTCCTTGGCTGTGTAGATTTCAATATCTACTTGTCCTGCTGTAGCTGCTTTTACTTCTGCTGCAAACGCTTTAGCAGTGCGTAAAAATAGGTCTACGGGTTCGTGGGCAATAAGCCATTTGATTTTGTTACTGTTTTCCATTAGATTATATCTCCGGGGATTTTAAGTATTTATACAAAATCAAAGTTGATATAGATTTGGTCCGGCGTGCAGGAATCGAACCCACATTCGTAAGGTAGAAGCTTACTGTACTATCCATTGTACTAACGCCAGCTTATATAAGAGCACTCTCAAATGCAGGCCTAGGAGGAGTCAAGCTCTGAAACTTTCGCATCTGCAGATACTAGGCTTCTTCTCCCGCTTTGACTTACGCCAAGAATACTCATATATAGGCTCCACCGTTAACGACAGCATTCGTCCTGGCTTTATTTTATGTCGGTTAATGCACGGTGGACACACATGCCGACTTGATATTACGCTACTAATTCACGCATTACCATATAAAAGACAACTACGAATGTTGTGTTGCTAGCCCGGCGTTGGTCGCGAAAACCCTTTCCTTGCTACTTGGCACGCCAATCTTCCAAACTACTTAGGCGCCGGCCGGACGTTTTTATTTCGTAAGTTAGTTACCTTTTATATGGCTTGTGGGTTTTTACCACACCTGAACCTTGTTCCACCGCTCGATCAAAGACTTATGTGGCGATCCCGTGCATTCTCATTACACTATGCCATATAAAAACATTCTGCTGTGCTCGAAACAATGATGACCCATCTTCCTGGCAACTTTTACCTGTATAGTCGACATCAGGGTTACTCGATGTACTCCAGTGTAGTCAATCAGAATGTTTTTATATGCAAACTCATTGTAGGCAGGGCTCGAACCTGCATTAAGCCCCATAACGGGCCTTTCCTAACCAATTAGAAGACTACGAGTTCATCGGGTCATGACTCCCGATTATGGACAGGGTAATTACTCCTGTTTTTACCATATGTAAACACACTATTAGTTTCGCCATCATCCGACTTTAAAATCAGCCGCGGTTTAAGTAATGTGTTTGCATATGGTGGCAGTTTAGTCTGATAACTGCCAAAGAGTTGTTGTAGTTTGTCTCTAGAAACAACATACATTTGGTCGTCATGACCGGGCACTCCACGTTTGAGCCTTCTGGTTAGATACCATATGTTAACACACTTTTCCGTTATCCCACGTCTAGAACGATAACTGGGGCTCCGTAGAGCAAGAGTGTTAACATATGGTAGAAGCAGTGGGACTCGAACCCACAACTATCCGGTTAAAAGCCGGGTACTCTAGCCATTGAGTTATGCTTCCAAATTGGTCCCTCCGGTCAGATTCGAACTGACGACCAGCGGATTAAGAGTCCGTTGCGCTACCAACTGCGCCACAGAGGGTTGGTGTTTGTTTAACGTGCCAACCCTAGACCAAAATGGACTAACGTTGACACTAGAGTTTACCAGTTTTCATTTTACATGTTCCTAAATTGAATTGTTCTCCAAGACTCTGGGTCTGGTTGTTCGTTTTCGTCGTAAGTCCATCCAAGGGCTTTCATCATCTTGTGCTTTACACGTAAGTTAGGTATGCGGGTTCGTTCTGTATCGCCGAATCCCATCATAACCCCAACTTCTGCAACTGCACCACTTCGACATAAGCCTGCCATACAGTGTACTACAACATTCATTTTATTGTCAAGTGCATGTTGAAGTAGTTTGACTATTTCATTTGCTTGTTCGTCTGTAATTTTAGCTTCGGCCGGAAACCCATCTTTATCCTCGGCATCCAGGAATTCAAATCGATGTACTTCTTTAAAAGTATGTGCAGGTGTAGGCCACCATGTTGGACAAGGATCCATAATCTGTATTAGCATGCTGTTTTCGCCAGCAGCGTGATGCATTTTCATCGGTACATCTGCTGCTGCTACATTTTCAATCCACATTATAGCTTCCTTATTACTACATAGAGTACAAACATTATAACACAAACTACAATTAGTGCGCCCATAGTTGTACTCCTTTATTGGTGCCCTGGGAGAGACTCGAACTCTCAGCTTACGGCTTCTTAGACCGCTGCGTTTACCAATTTCGCCACCAGGGCATGTTGGTGGAGGGCTGTCCCGGCTCATGATTACCGGTAAGGCTAGCACCGCCCCCCATAACTTGGTGCCCTTGGTGGGACTCGAACCCACAAAATCTCGATTTTGAATCAAGAACGTATACCAATTCCATCACAAGGGCAAGATAAATAAATTTATGAATTCACAAAATTTTCGGCAACTTATTACCTTAGTTGAAGGTCGTTTACCTGATGTAGACTACCAAGAAACAGATAAAGAAGTTATTGCTATCCTTACAAGCCGCGATAGCCAAGTCTATACTAAACTTGCACAAAAGTACGAACGTATGTCTCAGCTTAAAGACGAGATCAGTGCGCTCGAAGATGAAGTTAAGCAAACTGTACGCGATGATGTTGCTGGCATTTTTGATGCTGCTGATGCTGTTAAAACACGTATTGTAAAGACCAAAAGCCTTATTATCCAACTTAGCAAAGATCCAGAAGCAACCAAGAGTCCAAAATATAAGGACATTCTAGTAGCCCTAGTTTCTCATCTAACTCCTGAACTAATTGCAGTAGTTGAAAAGATGAAAACCACCATGGTTACTATAACTCAAAAGTCTGCTGGTGTTAAGATTAAGAGCCTAGACGAAGGACCGCAGGCACAGTTAGCAGATCAAGTAAACCAAGTAATACAATCATGGGCTGCTGAGTACGATCAAAAGCTAGAATCACTTGCACAACAATTATGAAAATCAAACCATTAAAAGAATACATCCGCGAAGCAGAAGTTGCCGATCGTCCACCAGAATTAGCAAAACCTCCAGTGGGCCAGCAACAAGAAAAACCAACTGATAAACCAGGCGGGTTCACTGTTATGATTCTTAACGATGGTATGACCCCAGCAGAAGTAGTTATCGAAGCTATTAGTGCCGTAACAGGCATGAGCCAAGATGCTGCGTTTGATAAGATGATGCGAGCACATCAAGGTGGATGGGCTCCTATTAAATCTTATGGTAGCCGAGATCTTGCTGAGACTATTGCACACGGTATCATGCGCCATGCACAGCAAAATGATCGTTACGATCATTATCGTCGTCACCCACACTTCCGTAACTTCCGAGGACCTTGGCCGCTTACTGCTGAAGTAATGGATGCTGCACAATAATTGGGGCGACTAGAGGGAATCGAACCCTCGATAACAGAATCACAACCTATGGTTTTACCACTAAACTATAGCCGCCATAAACTCTTAACGGAGCTTTTTTAAGTACTCTCGACCGACTTTTCCTTCTTCGATCTCTTTTAGAACTGTGGAAGGAATGCCCCCTGCTCCTGTAACTTTTGCAGCATGACCGCGTTTAAGTTCACGAGCACGTTCACTTGCTACTAGCACTAGATCGAATCTATTACCAATTTTGTCTACTGCTGCTGCTGAAGTGTTTCTACTATTTGACATAACTACCTTTAAAAATCTTCTAAGACCTGTTGCATATTCTCGACTGTATCAAGGTTAGGCTCATCTCTGTGTTTGACTGAACCGCCATAGTATCCATTGTGGCTATTACGCACTTCAATGTCAATGTATCCACGGTCAGTTTTGATAGTCCAGAATCCGTCCTGGACTACTTCGTATCCGGCTTCGTCGTTGCGGTTCTCGCCCCAACCTTTGTCTTCGACTCCGGTTACTAGTGCGCCTCGCAATAGATCAAAGCTGTTGCCTTCGCCTAGGATAGTAACGCCGTTGATGTGATTAAACCACACGCTGTTGCAGCAATCATTTTCAGTATCATAGCGATGAAATTTACCATCAATGGTTCTAACCACTAACGCCCAGCTGTCATTGCCTAAAAATATTCCGTTGATTCGTTGGCCAACTAAATTTTTAAAAACGCTCATTGCTGCTCCTTTGCGCTATTATACATTATTTTTATTATTGGTACCCCTGCATGGAATCGAACCACAATTCCTAAGTTCGTAGCCTAGTGTATTATCCATTATACTACAGGGGTGAAATTGGTGCTCCAAGAAAGAATCGAACTTTCATCTAATCCTTACCATGGATTTGTTCTTCCACTAAACTATAGGAGCATGATTGGTCGGCCCTAGAGGATTCGAACCCCTAACCAACGATTTCGAAGACCGCTACTCTATCCAGTTGAGCCAAGGGCCGATAATGAAGATGGTCGGAGTACAAGGATTCGAACCTTGGACCCTCTGGTCCCAAACCAGATGCGCTACCAGACTGCGCTACACTCCGAATATATTGGTGGAAAGCGTGGGAATCGAACCCACTGACCTGCTCATCACAAGTCTACACCTTAGCAGGGTGCTGCATTACCGGCCTGCCCGCTTTCCAATTTGGTGGAGATGGTCGGGATCGAACCGACTACCTTTAGCTTGCAAAGCTACTGCTCTCCCAGATGAGCTACACCCCCGAAAACTTTGCACTGTGGGCTTTCCACTCAAGTACGTGCCGTACATATAGCAGTATAGTTATATTTCATCTGCTATACCTCCCAGTTACGCTGGTACGTTGAATTTGGTGCCCCAGGATGGAATCGAACCACCACACCCTGCTTACAAAACAGGACCTCTACCACTAAGGATACAAGGGCATTAAATTAACCATATTGTGGTAATCCTCTAGACTTCCTGCCGTTACCGTAATTCTTTGCGCCAAACGTTTCTGATTGACTATCACAGTTAGGGCAGATTAGTCTAAAGTTAGATGGATGATTATTTGTTGCATTGCCATCTATGTGGTCAGTCCACAACGTAATTTCTTTTCCATTCCAGCTATCTATACCACAACAACTACATTTATATCCATCTCTCTTAATAAGAAATTCTCTTATAAGAGCTCTTGGATTTGACAATCCTAAGTCCTTACCCGATAACCAATCCTGGTATCGCTGTTCTCTCAAAACAATTTTTTTATTTGCCTGAGAGGCATAAGAACAATCTAAGCTACAAAATTTGTGATTACTACTGTAACCTTTAAACTTGAATTCAGCCCCGCAATGAGTGCAGTTAAAGACTTTATCTTTTGTACCTTTATAATTCATATGGTAGAGCCCTTTAAAATATTTTATACTTTTATTTATGCTCTACCATTTAAATTTGGCTCCGTGTGTGAGATTCGAACTCACCTAACCATGGATTAACAGTCCAGCCCATGCACCTAGCTCGGGTTTCACGGAATAATTTCCAATAACAGTATATATACCTTGCATATTACTGTCAAATTAAATTTGGTGCCGCCACGTGAACTCGAATCACGGACCTTCCGCTTATCAAGCGGATGCTCTAACCAACTGAGCTATGGAGGCAATAAATACAGTATGAGTAAACCCAATCCAGGATTTGAAGAATTACAAAAGCTAGGTTACGGAACATACCGTAACAGTGTTAGCTATTCGTGCATCAAAGATTTCACTCTTACATACGCTAAGAAGACCACCGCAGAATTTATCCCAGACGGTCTTCCTAAACAAATTGGTAGGGGAGTAGGGAATCGAACCCTATCACTTACGGTCAAAGCGTAATATCTGCTCCAATCGATTTCTCCCCAACAACCATGGCGCCCCGTAGGGGTTTCGATCCCCTTACCTCGACAGTGACAGTGTCGCGCTCTCCCAATTGAGCTAACGGAGCAAAGCAATAGTGTTACTGCAAACAGAATGAACTGAGTGGCTCGCACTATCGCGGATGTAGGTTTGTCAACAATTTATCTCATTATACGCCGCTGACAAGGGCGAGGCTCAGTAGCAGCATTAAACAATACTGCAAAATTTGGGGAAGTTCCGATATCGCCCATCGTCACAGCCAACCGTTGAGCAACCATGCATCAAAACAAGATTACTATTTGCTCTGGTGGAGGCGACTGGAGTTGAACCAGTAGTGTCAGAGACGGCGGATTTACAGTCCACTGGGGTTACCAATTTTCCTACACCTCCATAAAATTTCTTTCCCGGCCGGACTTACACCAGCAATATACTAGATACGTTGAATCTAGCCTTCCTAATGACATGTGCTTTCTTCACACAAATGACGAGAAATCTTGGTGCAGCCAAAGGACTCGAACCTTTGTGGCAACTAGTATACGATGCACAGGGCACCTGCCTTCTCCATTACTGCATAAACTTGGTAGTGGGTACGGGAATCGAACCCGTCTTACAGACGTGAAAGGCCTGTGTCCTAACCGATAGACGAACCCACCACTGAATTCTTGGTGCGAGTGGCCGGAATCGAACCGGCACGCCATTACAGCGAGAGATTTTAAGTCTCTTGTGTCTACCAATTTCACCACACTCGCAAATTTTGTTTTAAGAACATTGTTAATTACTAACAGTGTCTATTGTATGACATGTTTAATTTTGTGTCAACATGTTTCTGGCGACCCCGAATGGATTTGAACCACTGACATTTGGTTTTGGAGACCAACGTTCTGCCGGACTGAACTACGGAGCCATATATGGAGCGGGAAAGGAGACTCGAACTCCCGACATCTTGCTTGGCAAGCAAGTGCTCTACCAACTGAGCTATTCCCGCATTGTACTTACTTATCATTGGCGGAAAGCAGAGGAGTCGAACCCCATCCCCTTGTCGGAGAACCTGGTTTTCAAGGCCAGTCGCAGGACCATCCCCGCTGCATTACTTTCCATGTTTGGTGGAGTATATTGGACTACATAGTTACCAACAAAGGGCTACTACTGAACCCTACCAGTTAGATGCTACTGATACCCCATTATTGGTGCCGAAGACCGGGTTTGAACCAGTGACACACGGATTTTCAATCCGCTGCTCTACCAACTGAGCTACATCGGCAATCGGGTGGGGCGATGAGGAATCGAACCTCATGAGTGCTGCGCGGGCGGAACCACCATTAACACGAATCGAACGTGAATAACTCACCAGACACCCCATTATAGGTTTTTGAGAGCCCAACTATCCCTCGGCGGGACTCACTGGATTGTCTCGTATGGGCAAGTTTAAACTACCATAGGTGCAATGTGGCTTTGTCACATACCAGCCGGTATGCTATGCACTATGGGACTCAAACCCTACGTCTATCTCAAAACTTGGTGGAAATAAGAGGGGTTGAACCTCTGACCGTCAACGTATGAAGCTGCTGCTCTACCGACTGAGCTATATTTCCAAATACATCCCTTAAGGTTTCCGGCACACTGGTCCGGACAAACTACCCGTCAAAAGGATAGTTTCATCGTCATCCTTAAGGTATTCATAAACAAACTAGTGGGTCGCTGCCAATGGTATTAATATAATTGATTCGTCTAGTTCGTTTGTGAATACCCTGTATTGCTACAGGATATGTTAGGGTCAATGCCCTAACCAGTTATTTGTACTCTGCTGTTACCGCCAGCATTTCATCCAACTGTCCGCCCGTTTAAAGTTTATTATAGTGTTCTTTCAGGGCCTCGTTCCCTGGGCATATAGCACTTATGTTAACACTGTTAAATTATGCGTGATTCTGGTTTAGTTGTTTGCGCTTGTTAAATTCAACATGAGCACGATCTAACTTTTCCTGAATCAACTGTTTACGTTGTTCTGGGGTTAGTACATTCTCTGTAACGAACCTTACCTCACGCATACGTTTTACTAAATCAATTTTCTTCATAATTCCTTTTACAAAATAAAAAACCCTGGGTGTTTAATCCAGGGTTCTTAAGTTTGTAAGTTACTGCAAGTTATGCGTAACCATCTCCCTCTCGAACCCCAATTCTAATCTCCGGTGTGCGATCACTACTATTAAACGTATTCGCAAACAAAGACCAATAGGCTGACATGCCTAATCCGGACTGTTTTTGTTTTAACGAATGATTAAAAGTTGTTTGCATCATGTTTCCTATTGTAGTTTATTTACCTATTGTTGTCAACTACTTTGTTTATTTATTTATCTTTTTGTTTTTCCGTTTTTTGGTAGGAGCGCCGAGACTCGAACTCGAATGAACCAATTATCTGTTGCTTACGGGATATAAATCCGCCGTTTTACCGTTAAACTACACTCCCACTAATTAGTAGGATATACGTATTCGTTTAATAGTAAAAGTCTTCATACAAATATTTATCTTTCATCTTTAGAACTGCGCGAAACCGAAAGGTGATCATGTTTTATCTCCCGAATCGGATCGTTTAGCTGTTCAGCTAACCTGTTCTTTATTGTAACACGAGTGTTATTAAAGTTCCTAATCTCAACTGCCCTGCGTCCAATTTCTTCGTAACCCAACTGTTCTTCAAGTCCTTGGCGTAGTTTACTTTCCAGTGCCCAAATCGCTAAATGCGTTTTTTCAAGCTCTTCAAGTAAGCATTGTACACTAATTAGATTAAACTGTTTAGCTTGCTCTGCGTAATAAGTGTATTCTAGCTGACTGTCTAGACCTTTGTCAACTTTTATTTTGGCTATTACTAACCTATCTAGCAATTCGACTACAGGAAAAGTTATGTTCATACGTATTTTTTAAATTGTTCCACTGTTAGATCAGGCAAGTTAACGTAGTCTAAATTAGCATACTGGGGCAATGCAGTGATTAGGATATTGTACAAATCATAGTAAACTTGTTCTCCTAACTTGTACATTACCATTCTGTTGTGCATACGTATATCGTAAGTTTTGTCCAACAAGTTGATGTTGTCATTGCAGATACGCTGTAGTTCTTTTATGACTAGCCGCTGCCGTTCTAACGGGTACTCAGCGTTGTCGTAGGATTCATCTACTACGTTATCAAATGTTTTAAATCCCAATGCATGCAGGTGCCGAAGCTGGAATCTACCGCCTATTGCTAGAAATGGATGCCCTACTAGCAAAGGCTTAAATGTCTTTTCTGTAACAAACACTTCGTTTGGTGCAGTTTCTAAAGCAAGTGTAAATTCTGTATTCCAAAAGTGCAGAGGATAAAAGTTTTCAAATCTAAAGTCCTCGTGTAAGTTTGCATCGGGCCAATCCACTACAGGTTTAATATTGTAAGGTCTATGCCCGTCCGGAATTCTGTAGTCAATGAAACTGTGAATGCTGTACTTTAACAAATCCAATTCACGCAAGCTATCAAACATAGCTTCGCGATTCATTCTGCTGGTTCCGTTTAAGAACAAAAACTTATGCGACTTGTTATGCAAGTCAACACCGTCTGCTGTGTAGGCCAATCTTGCACGATTAAACTCTGTTAGCAATCTATAAACAAAATATTTGTCTAGGTTATGCTCAACAAATCCGTCTACAGTTCTATTGCCTTGCTTTACTAAGTGTATAGGAATGCGCCCTGCAACATAATCTCTAGTGGGATAGTAACTGCTGCTAAAGGTGCTTTCGCATTCGCTAGGATAGTAAAAAATAATCGGAATGCTTAATGCAGCACAACGATCAATGATCAACTTACAATACTCTCCATCATTGCTCGGAACTTCTTCTACAAAAGCATCAGTAATTACTGCACCACCGTTGATGTCATCTGGACTGGAAACAATCTTATATGGAATGTTATACAGTTCAAGTACTGTTGTAAGTAGTTGGTTTCTTGCAGAACTTGGCCCCAATTGAGACCGTATTAGAAAGTTAATCATAATGTATGGTGCGGATGAAGGGACTCGAACCCCCACGTATTTCTACGCCAGAACCTAAATCTGGTGCGTCTACCAATTTCGCCACATCCGCATTGATGGTGGGCTCGAACGGACTTGAACCGTTGACCAAGCGATTATGAGTCGCCTGCTCTGACCAACTGAGCTACAAGCCCATCAAGCCGCTATTGTAAGATAAAAGTATTTATCTGTCAATCCTTGCGCTCGATATCCATTTCGTCCGTTTGTCTACCAAACTGTATTTCTACAATTTTGCAAGGTTCGCTGAATGGATTATACAGCTTATGCCATTCTCTTGTGGGTATTAATATTTGATCGTGCTGTTGCAATGTACGAGAGGGCAATTGATAGCCAGTGGCCAATTGCTGGTCTACAATGCACTTTCCTGACACAATATGCCAATATTCTGCACGATAATCGTGTCTTTGGAGGCTTAAACTTTGCCCTGGCTCTACTGTAAGCTCTTTTACTTTAGTGCCGGGTTGTTGATATAAAACGCGATATTCACCCCACGGGCGTTGAGTCTTGGGTGCTTTCCACTCTTGCAGGATCCAGCTTGAGCTGTTGGCTTTGTTTTCGCCACCAACCCCAAATACAAATTCAACGCCACTGACTACCATTTCTGGTATGTTGTCTTGGTTACGGTCGCCGCCGTTGGCAAACACAATCTCAGCGTAAGGGAAACCTTGTTTGAGATCTTCAAGCAGCTTGATAGCCGACCCGTCGCTGTCGTCCCAGTAACGTACCTGATTAACATACTTGATTTTACTCACAACTGCATAGCGTTCAGCCCATGGCATAAACGCCGCGCCTTTTTTACGCTCTAGCCATGCATCACTGTTTAACCCAACAATTAATGTATCACCTAGTTGCTTTGCTGCTTTAAGGTATTCAATGTGCCCACTATGTATAGGATCGAATCCACCTGTTGCTATTACTATTTTCATCAATTTGTAATCTTATAAAAGTTTTTATCTAACCATTTTACAACCAGATCTTCCAATCTAGCATATCCATGTCTGTTAACACTGTCAACAATACTATCGTTAACTAGGTTGCGTTCAACTAGTTCATACCAGCTGGTGTTTCTTGGCAATGGATCCATATCCGCAGCATAGACCGCGGCATACAACCAGGGACTGTTTTCTTTACGATAAAAGTAAGCATCGTTGCAGTCAAATCCGTTAATGGCCAACATGTAGATTAAATTAAGTATGTTGAAGCTATATGTTTGCTTGCTATAATGCGTAATTACTAATTTACTGTTATAGTAGTAGGTAGTTTGTGGCACAGTTAAACACAGCATGCCATCTTTGTTTAAAGTCCTGCGCCATGCATTTAAGCACAACACCGGATCTTCCGCAAACTGCAATGAGTCGTGCGCCCATATGAAGTCCACTTTTCTTGGGACTACACCATATTTTTCAAAGTTACCTTCAAGTAATGTGATGTTTGGATTGTTTGCTTTGATGTCTGGTTCAAACTGCGACAAGTTAGTGTCAACTGCATAGACTCTATAGTTGTGTGGCTCAGGTGGATCGTCGCGTGTCATTAATGTTGCCCACCAACGAGAGTCGTGGCCTGCGCCGCAGCCCATATCAGCCACGTACTCTAAACTATCCAAAAAACTGTCATATCCATAGAGCAAGTTTAGAACTTCTAAACTATGATTATGACTTTCGTATGCATTCTTAAACACCATGCCGTAATACTTCTATAATTATTTTTTCTTTTAAAGACTTTAACCGAGGCTCAAGTTCATTACATGCTTCTGCGATCTGTTCATCGTTGCCCCACGCAAGAAGATTGTTTAACTGTCCTGCACATACTTCGCACGAATCTTTTTCAAGTTGCAAGCTAATTGCATTATGTCTTGGCTTAGACTTATAACACAAATAAAATTCGTTTAATACTTCAACGGCGCGGTCTCTTACGTTCATGATACTGTAATGTCTTCCATTCCCGCTGTTCTTAATCTAACAACGTGACCTACCATGAAGTTTTTGCTTTCTAGACCCTTCATTACTCCTAGCCATTTGTTTCGGAGCAGGGCCACTTCGTTAATGATAGTTTCAAAATCAACTACTTCATCTTCTGCTTCTGCATATTTTTCAGCATCCCTACTAGTCAATGCCCTAGCATAACCTTCTAGATACTTTTTGTAATGCTTCTGCCGAATCTTGCGTAACTGTATATTAAGGTAATTTAGAATTGCTTCAATCTCTTGTAATTGATTGAATCTATGTTCTGTAATACCCGGTAAGTTAGCTAAACTTTTTTCTACGTTCCCTTTAATGGAAATTTCGTTCTTAGCTATCTTTAGTTCGTTGTCAAAGTACACAATGAACGCTGGTATGTTTGATAAATCTGATACTACTTTGTTATACCACATTCAATAATTCCTTATCTAGCCATGGAAATGTTGTTTTCCAATTAGTGTTGCGACGACGATCGTTCTCATCTAAGAATGTTTTTAATTTTAACAGTTCGCTACTGTTGATAGTAGCTTGTATAGATTCTTTTGCTATACCTTCCATGTGCTCTTTGTTTATTGAGTCTGGCATTAACTGTAAAATCTTTTCAAAATCTTGTTCAAATATATTACCCATTATTGACGGAACTAGGTAAGTGGGCTGCGGTGTTGCTACAGAAAAGTAATGACCGATAGATCGTTGCTGTCTGCATTGATTAATATACTCTAACAAGTCTGGCATGGTTTTAATAGTTAGCACCGTAATAGTTTGGTTGATATTAATCGTTAACCATTTTTCTTTGAGCAAGCGTTCAAAATTCTTCTTCCATGTACTTAGCTTTAGTCCGTGTCGTACATATTCTTGTTCCAGTCCAAAACAATCTATGCTGCAAGTGATGTCAATTCGTTTAAGTTTTTTTGTTGCTAACAATTTCTTAAACTTATTGATATACGACTCTAATGTCTCTTCGCTTACCATTAAATTTGTAACAATGCCCCACTCAAGATCTGGATGTGCTTTTGTATCAAAGAAGTTAAAACATTCATCAAATTCAGACTGATAAAACGGTTCGCCGCCTAATACATTCAATCGTTTGAGTTTAGATGAATTCTTCTCCATCCATTGCCAAAACTTATCAACTGTGGCTCGGCGGTCAGGTGCAACTGCAACAGCAGAGAGCTTAACTCCGTTGCAATCAAAGTCTCCAAATTTTTTGTATTCTTGATTTATCTTGGAACTCAGGTCCGGGACACAGTAAACACAGCTCAGGTTACAGGTATTGTTAAAGTAGACTTCTAACGTAGTTGGTGTCACTGACGTGGCATTGGGAGTTAGATCTAGCTCAACCGGTACTTGATTTGGTATTTTTAAGTGAAACATTCTATCACTTGTCCCGCCAACGTCCTCAACACCTTTACAATAGGCACAGCTTTCAGTTGGCCAGTGGCCATTGAGCATCTGCTGGCGTTCTTGTATTTTCTTGTCTGTATTATGAAATGAATCAAAATTTTCCAACGTAATATTGCCCCACCCGGTACGGTGGCACGAAGCAGTCTGTCCAGAGTACAAATACAATGTACTCCAATTCCATTTTAAAGGACAGGCTGTTTCGGTATTAATTGGAAAATACTTGTTCATTCCTCGTAGTCGTTATAGTCAGTATCTTCTTCGTCGTCACTGACATATTCTGCCAATGCACGTTTCAATGCGCTGTCTGTTGTTCCAAACTCCCTAAGATCTAGATCGTTCAGCATGTCGACCAATAGTCCCATAAGATTGTCTGCTGCTTCTTGTCTATCTTTTTGCGGGATATATTGTTTGAGAGTTGTGTAAACTTCACTTAATACTTCTACTTCAATACTCACGTGGATTCCTTTTTATGTTGAATGATATCATCTGTACATCCTGTACATCTATTTTGTTTACAAACAGTTGGTTTATCAAATAATGTCCACCCTGTTATTGCATTACCTAATGCGTCATTTAAACATTCACCGCTATACATGTTGAAACTTTCGTCCATGAATAATCGATGCTGTCCGGCTGCACATTGCCAGCCCTGCCAATTGTCTAGTGATTCGTTGTGTATCCAATTAGCGTTAACTCGATATTTATTTCCACTAGTTGTAGTAATTTCACAATTATAATACTGATGGTCTTCAAATTGCAAGATTTAGTTTTCCTTTAAAAATTGGATAGACTCTTGTTTGGTGCGAATAGTCAATCTCGTTAATGTTGTAACTTATAGCATGCTCATCTAGTATTGCTTTGTACTTGACTATACGGTCTTGGTTCCAAAACTCATTCATGATATTTACATGTAAAAATTTTCCAGGCAACAGATTTTCTTTTAACGTAATAACAGTTTCAAAGAATTTAGCTTCATTGATGTGTTCACTATGAATACTCAATGACAGGTTATCAATTCCTTGTTGCAACAATCTAGTATAGTACTTAGTAGTTGCACTGCCATTGCTTGTTACTAATAACCGATATATGCTATTGCTGTAATTTTCTCTTAGCCAACTAATAAAAGGTAAAAAACTTTTGCTGCTAGTCGGCTCGCCGCCAGTGAAACTTATCTTGTATGGTAATCCCAAGTGCTGTGTTTTTTCATGTATATTAATCCATGCAGCCTTTAGGGCACTAAGGTCGTGATGTTTGCTATTGTCGTTGTGCCACTCGGGAGGACAATACATACAATCATAATTACACCTAACTCCTATTTTCCAGGACAACGAAAAGTATTGCTCAGTTGGAGCAACAGATATAATCTTTTCCATTATTTTAGCCCAGGATTACTTTTAGTGCAGCACATGTCCATATTCTTAGGCTGGCACTCAATGCGTTTACAACGGGTAGGGACTTCCAACATTGAGAAGTTTGGGTCTAATAGGTTACCCATTTTGTCATTTTTTGAGTTACAGGAGTAGACAGTCATGTCCCCCGAAATCATCAACAGGTCTGTGCCGGCATTGCACTGCCAGTCAGGAAATGTCCATAGCTCTCTATGCGGAGCAAGTTGGGACGTATTTAATAAAAGTTTTTCACCATTGGTAAATGTAACTTCACACTCATGGTTTCTGCTTGGATCATGATTTAGCTGTATCATCGAAGTTCATCCTATTGTGTATCTTTATTGTTCTAGGTTGTTTACCAGGATTAAAATCATGCAAGGCAAGTAATTTATTATTGATTCCTTTTTTAGTCAAGTATTCTACATACTGACTTGTACGTTCCCTGTGCCAATACTCATCGGGTATTAGTACTCGTACCTGTGCCAGTCCATTGGCTTTTGAGTGAGCATGCACTTCTTCTACTAGTTTGAAAAATCTCTTTTCGGCAACGTATTCACTATGTATACCAAAGTCTATCAACGAGACGTACTGTGATAGCTGTTTGTAGTACTCTACGGTCTGTGTAGCATTGCTTGCAACACTTAGATATCTTATCTTGTTGTTATGTTGTTCACGAATCCACTGAATCCACGGCATTAAATCTGGATTCATAGTTGGCTCACCGCCACTTATTGCAATAGAAAATTGAGTACCAGGGCGATATTCATTTGCCTTGCATAAATTATTCCATGCTAGTTTCAATTGATCTAATGTCCAATGCGGTGCAGTAGTATTATGCCATTCGGGGCTACAATACTGGCAATCGTATTGGCATCGGATACCAATGAACCACTGTATAGACACAACAGGCGTAGGAAACTCTTTACGCTTTATAGAAACTATTTTATTAGTTTCTGTAACCTCTACCTGTTGTGAATACTGTGTCATTCTGCTACAACATCTTCTGCAGGAGTATCAGGAGCTTCTTCGGGTGTGCTCTTGTCAAAGATATGTGGGTTAGCAGTAATATCTTTCATAACTTGATCCAAGCAGCCATCATCATTACGTTCCCATGCTTTGCGGAACTTCTTAATAATTTCTCCATCAGCAGTTGTGTAGACAAGACTGTTGCCTTCTTTCTTTAGCATTTCTTTGCCTTCAATCAAGTCAGTTAACCCGCTGTATGGATTCATACCTGTTTCATACGGAATCTTGACTTGAACTGATTCAAAAGGCTTGGCATAACGTGTCTTCATGATCTTACACGCGGCACGAATACCCTTAACTTCTGAAATCTTGTTACCATCTTCGTCTTCTTTCAACTTCAACTTACGCATAGCAACAACAATAGAGCTAGCGTAGATAAAGCCTTGACCACCCGAGATCTTATCATCGGGATCAAACATGTCCTGTGAAGCATAGGTATGGTTAGTAGCAACCAAGCCAATGTTTAAGTCGCCAAACATGTTCACACAGTTACGAACAAGTGCTGTAAGTGCTTTAGGCTTACGCCCCAAGTCACCTTTTAAATCGCCTGCTGTAAATTGGTTAACGTCAGTTGGGGTTAATAACATACCCAAGCTGTCTAAAATAAACACAACCTTAGGACGAGCATCCTCTGGCAATGTTTTGTACTCTTTAACAAACTCACTGATCATTTTAGCAACATCATCGATCATCGCCATATTAAGTTTAAGGAGTTTGTCTTCACTTGTATCAACACCGAGAGCGTGTAACCACGCTTCATCCAATGCGTTTTCAGTATCGATGAGAATAGGATAAATGCCTTGCTCTTGTGCGTTCTTAACGATATTTCCAGAGCAGATATAGGATTTACCTGCACCAGATTCGCCAGCAAATACAGTAACCTTGCCCATTGGGATACCACGGTTAAAATCCCCACTAATAAGATAGTTGAGAGCGTAGTTGTTTGTTGAGATCCAGTCTGTTGGGTCATTGAATCCAACTGAGATTCCGTCAATGCTTTTAGTAATTGACTTACGAAATTTGCTTACATCAAATGGTTTTGTTGCCATGTTATACCTCTATTTTAAAATTGTTATTAATATTTCTAAATACTAATTGTCTATATTCGCTAACTCTATTGTTTATGTCAGGAAGATTACCTACGTTTAAAAAGTCTCCCGAAGGCTCTACTTTATTGTTTGAACACCATTGAATATATTCTTTACTTAGCGGAATAGTCTGTGGCTGTTGTAAATGAATAGACACAAATCCCAGCAATTGATCGTATGTGTTTTCATCGTTGAACTCTAAAGTATTGTCAAACACTCGGAACTTGTTATACAATGTTCTACCTAAATGATTAAACGATAATCTTAAATTACTGATATCATTTGTTAATATCGACTTAGGAAACGGATTCGGAAATTCTATCCAAGAATTAGTCTTGTACTTAATGTTATTAAACATCTCTTCCAGTGCATGAACACTTAAATTTATCCTATTGTAATCGTTGGACAGATTTAGTTTATGCAATGCTGTGCCTAGTGTTACTATATCACCGTCGGGCAATAAATGATGTAACTGTTCAGCCAATTCTCTTATATCTGCACTAGAATGTAATCTGTTATGTTGAACGTTAACTACACAGCTTTGTGACTGCACCCAGTCTGCGTGTAATTTATTTAAAACCCGTTGATCAAGATACTCTATGTCTGTATAAGAACCGACTTCCTTAAACGTTATATTACGAATATATGTGTTAGCATCAACAATGGCATTGTGTAAATTATTAATGCCCGAGTTGATTAGTTGTCCAGCTGGTTGTAAAAGAGTGAAGTCATTGAGCTTATGTTCATTTAGGCAATCAACATAGTACTCAATGACTTCATAGTTAACCGCATCAAACAGCAGCTCATCGCCGCTGTTATTGAATGCCAATTTAACCTGCATAGACAAACGTCAAAGCAATATTATTGCTTGCGGTTGCGAATCATTGCCAAGATGTCTTCAGCACGTTGGCTAGAAGGTTTGGCTGCTGGTGTAACAACCGGGGCTTCTGCGGCTTCTGCTGCATCTGCTTCCCAAGGTTCAGCTTCTGCTACTGGAGTAGGCGCTGCGGCAACCGCAGGGCGGGATTGTGGTACAGGAGTAGCATGTGACTCTTCGCCAGTGCTGCCTGCGCCTACTTGTAGGCCGTTAGGCTTGAAGTAATTGGCCCAACGATCTGGATCGTATGGTTGACCATCAACTGACGCTTCGAACATTTCTTTAATAACCGACAACTCAATATCAGTTGGTTGCTTAGGCATAAAGTCGCTTAGATTGTATAAGCCGTATTGCTCAACTGCACCTGCTTCATCTGAAGTTAATGCTGTAGGCTTACGTGCCCATGTTGATGTGTTGTAGTCTGCATAGCCGCCTTTGCTGGTCTTCTTGATGTTGAAATCAAGACCTTCTTGGTAGTCGTCTGGGCGTTGATCCAACTCTGGGTCCATCAATGCATTCTTGATCAAGTTAAAGATCTGAGGACTGATGATGAAACGGCGGATTGGGTTCTCTGGAGTCTTGTCGTCACCAATTGGGTTGTCACGAACAAAACCTTGGAACAAATAACTACGCTTTTTCCAGTACTTACGACCCATGTCTTCTAAGTTAGGGTCTTTGAACCAAGTGCGAACTTCTGCAAGGATAGGACATGCCGCTCCCCACATTTCAACACAAGGAACTTTAACTGTAACTGGTTTGCTATCGCTTTGACCCTTGATGCCTGCAAAAGGCAAGTTGATCATTTGACGCTCAACCCAGAAGAAGTCATTCTTGGGATTACCGTCTGGTAAAAATCGTACTCGGGCTGTTGTATTTTCTGGAATGTTCCAGTGTGCGTAAATGGCATTATCGCCTTGTGGCTTGTCGCCGCTTTTACGTGTTTCTTGCGCTTGTAATTTTGCGCGGATTTCTGCTAAAGTCATTGCCATGATGTATTTCCTTTATAAATTAAGATGGTCTTTTAAGTGCCTAATCATATTAAATAGCACAGTCGCTAGTATATGATAATGTATTTAGCATAGTCAAAAGAAAAGGCACAAATTTCTGTGCCTTTGGTTGAATCAATTTAGTCCCAGTTGAGTTATTTTATCCCAGCGAGACTACGCAATAGATTTAAATCGTTTTCGTTTACTACAGGTTCATCCATACCCGTTGCACCGTATTCGTGCGATGGCTGTTGGTTTGGACTAACTTCTCCAGCGAAGTCTACTTGACCGTTTGTTTGATCAAAGTCTAATTCGTTGTATACTTCGGGCATGCGGTACTCTAACCATTTTTTAACAATAGCACGAGTGTCAGCATCGGGGCCTTGGCCCTCTGGGCCGCAGTAATTTTGAACTACACTAATCAAGCTGTCTTTATTCGGTAGTATTGAACTTAGTTCTGCCACTACATCGATGCCATCAATACCGCCCGGCTGTGGCTGACTCATAAAGTCATTTAACCTAGCAACTAACTCTGCGTCAGTGGCAACGGTTTCTGCTAATACAGAGTCTGCCCATTCATCTAATTCGCTGCTGAATCGATTCGCTGATTCATTTTGTTGTGCATATGCACGATACACATACGGCAATGCTTCGTCAAAACGATCATCATATACCTTTTTAACCCAACGCTCTTTTAACGTGTTGACATCAATTTCTTCTTCGATTGGGCGAACAGGAACATAACATTCTTTGTACTCCGAAAAGTATCTACTACTTTTCAACTTCTTCAAAGTTTCTTTAAGGTCTGCATAGTGTTGAAATGCAGCTTCGGTCATTGCAGTTGTTTCAGCATCTTCGAACTCACGTAAACGTGTGCCTCTAACAAAATGGCGCATTGCATTCATTTCATTAACCATGCCGTTGATATGCCCTGCAAAGTCATCGTGCACAGTACCACCTTGGTTCAAATGTTCAGCTAGAGCATATGCGCCATGTAGATTGTTGTGAGGTAACAGGAATCGTTCTCCTAGTTCAGTTTCAAGAAAAATACTTTCAATCTTTCTAGTGCGGGCGCCGCGTACTTCGTCGTTAATACGGTCCGAGTGTTTAACTAAAATTTTGGTTTTGCCTGCTTCTGCAATACTGTGATACGGTCTGCCCGGTGTGCCACGCAGCTTACTTTCGGCAATAACTTCGTCTGAAGTAAATGTATCGTCCGAACTAGTCTGTTGTTTGATATCACGTAGATCCAAATTGGACTTGTTAATATCACGTGTATCAAACTTTAACAAATTACGCTTGGCAAACTTGCGAAGATTACGCAAGAATGTAAACCATTCGGTGCGTTGTTCGGCAGACATGTTATCTGTTACGTTGTGGCTAAAGTAAATCTTGAGACTTTCCTCGCCAATCAAACTCATTGTTATATTGCCGTGATCAATACCATCGCTGTCAGTGTAAACAAAGTTAAAAAATCTTGCTTTCTCTGGAGAGCTAGTGGCGTTGGCTTTCTCGTCGCCCAAGTTAATGGGACTAAATCTGCTACGGATTTTATCAAATAACGCAGCTGATGCTGATTCAATTTCTTTAGACATGATGTATTTACCTTAGATCATTATGAACGGCATTGGCTCCACAAACGTGTCCAACCCGTCCCTGAGCTCAGCATCCATGGTAGAATCGTAGCTTTGTAGCATTTGGATCATGCGGATAGCCAATAGTGTAGACATTACCAAGTCATCGTGTTCACCAATCTTGGCTGCATAACTGTTACCAGATGCCAC